CTATAAGATGTTTCCCAAGCATACATTCCCCACCATTCTGTCAACGATGTAATTGTATATGTTTTGCTAGAAATTTTGATGTCTGTGTTTGATAATTTAGTACCTATATTCGAGTTTAGTGTACTTAGCGCTCCTGTCACAGTGCCGTCTCCAAGCGAAGAAATATCCGTCGTTCCCATCTTAGACAGAAGCCAACGAACATTTTTGAAGATGGTAGAAACTTTGCTAAAAATCGAAGCATGTGTCTCTCCACTTTTCAGCAATGATGGTGCCGTAGAATCGCCTGTTGTTGAATCGTTAGATGTAAATTTTACTGTATTCTGGTAACTGTCGCTCCTAACATTCATAAGATTAACAGTCATTGCAGAACTTCCATCGTATTGTATAGCTTCTGTAACAATCTCATCTCTGAAATATAAATCATTGTACGAGTTAATGGGAGATGCAATTGTCAGTTTGTTTGATACTTTAGCTGATGTACTAGCACTTCCTGCACTTGTAGCATATTTAACACTTTTATTAGCATCAGTGGTGTTATCAACATTTCCAAGTCCAATATCTTCCTTTGAAATAGTAACTTGTCCTGTTTTATAATCTGATTCAGCACTGCCACGAACACCAATAACACCACCATTTTTGTTCCATTTTTCACGTTCGGAAGCGGTAATATGTATAGTATCATTCCCTGTATGGGTATCAAGTTCTGTTTGATTAGCTTTCGTTCCGATTGCTTTATTCAAAGCTTCTTCCGTAGATTTACTTTTCGAAATTGCGTCTGATACTTCTTTTAGTGTATCCATAGTTTCGGGTGCACCATTGATGAGATTTGCAATTTTTTGATCCGTATATTTATTTGAGTTCGCATATGCAACATCAATTGCTTTTTGCTGTGCAGTTGAAACAGGTTTATCTTTGTCTGATGTATTATTTACGCTACCAAGACCAATATTAGTAGGATTGATATTAACATCACCCTCTCTGTAATCTGTTTCGGATGAGCCTTTGACTTTTGTAAAGACAAATTCTTCACCCTTCAAATAAACTTTTTTTGCCATTATCTTTTTCCTTTCTTAAAATAATATAAAAATAAGACGATTAGAAAATCGCCTTATTTGGTAAAATATATCGTATTTGAATCGTATGAACTGCCTAGTTTTTTATAATCACTCTCATTCATTACAATGGCTACAACAGCACCAACTTCTTTTGGCGTATAACTTGGTTTGGTACTTGCTTTAGCCCAAGCTGACACGTCACTTGCCTTACGAGAGTCGGTGAGTCTTGTATCATTTCCCATAACGACCTGAGAAGTAGAAGCGTTCCCACTTGAAGCAACGTCTTTTGAACTTGCAGTACCAAGAGTAGGAAAATCTGTAATTTGTGCCTTGGTATGTGTATGAGACGATGCTGCTTTGCCTTTAAGTTTTGTGTCAATCTCTGTTTCTGTGTAGTATCTATCATCATGTGTATGATTCTTTCGTGAAAATAAATTTAGAATGTTATCTATAATACGAGATAAACCATGATTATCTACAATGCTCATCTATATAAACCTCCTTTATCCTTTAACGAAATATAGCGTTCCATTCATTTTTTGCTCATTTGATAATTTGTCATAATCCGCTTGTGAATTTTTAAGTTGAATCATGTTTGACCAACGTTCTTCGGTTGTTTTCACAAGATTATCAATATAATCTTTTAATGCTTTTACTTCTTTTACATCTTTTTTTACTTCCTCATATTCCGCATTGAATTTAAGTAGGATATCTGAAAATGTTGAGAAATCACTAGAACTTTCTATATCATCCATTTGTACCACTGACTCATCAACTTTGAGAATGCCAGTAGTAGTAGATATAATAATGTTTGTTGCAGCTTCGCATAGTTGAATCTGAAAGGGAATTCTATTTCCACTTACAACAGTTATTGTTCGATCAAGCTCGACAATGATTTGATTGTTAGAGATTTGACAATTTTTAAGAATCACTGTGCCATCAGGCTTTTTCATTTGAAAAGAAGCAGTAATGCCTTCGAGCGATAAATCCTTACCATCTTTGGTAACTGTCACATAAACTTTACGCCCTTGGTCGTATTGCTTCGTATAAATAGGCTCAAAGACCTTATCATCCATAATATCTATGGATAATTTTTGAATATCTTCCATTTATTTAGTCCTCCTTTCATTGCTTATAGAGATAACAATGGAATCCATTGATTTGATTGTTTGTAATTCTGAGAATGTATTTTTTGCCTATATTAATGAAACAAATTTGGTCTGAAAATTCAGAAGAGAGATATCTTTGAACATACACAATGTCTTTTGTCGTAATTGTTTCAGAATGATTAAAATCATACAATAGAAGATCGGTATGTGTTGTTGAATCAATTCCAACTATAATCTGTTGCATTCGAGTGATATCTGCTTCTGAATAAGGGTATTGATATAAAATACCCAAAGAAAATAGAAAAGAAAAAATATAACTCATTTAATTATCACCTACCATTCAAATTTTACCCAAGCAATTTTAATTTTGTGTCCTGAATTTAATGCGCGGTCTAAGTTGGCATATACGGTAGTTCCATTAATTTGCGAGCCATCAATATGAGCAGATGAAAGAGAAGCATCTGCGTTAGTTAAAAAGAAAGCGCAATTGCTACTACCAACAACACCAGATAAAATAACAGATGTGCCGCCAGAACCATCACATGTTACTGTTCCGCATGAAATATGTTTAATACCATTACTGTCATTTGTATGACCAACGAGTAAATTATTCGTTGCAACAGAATTCCCATAAACTGCTGTTGCGGAAACAGAAGGAGAAGCAATACTTTTCGCACCGATTGTAGTTTTATTATTTCCATTCGAAATTTCTATTGTATGCTTAACCGATTTTGGATTTAATAAAAAAGTTGATGTTTGAGTATAAGAATCCGTCCCATTTAGTAATCTTTGAATTGCCGCTATATCTAAAGTAGTTAATCGACCATCATAATTCATATCAAGACGATTATAGTCTGCTTGGGTTGGCGTAACTAAACCAACGATAATTTGTTGAAGACGAGTAATATCCGCATTAGAATAGGTTGGTAAAGTTTCAGTTACCGATACAGATAAACCATTGGATGAAATGTCGAAACCTGCAATAGATCCCTTTGTATTAGCCGTTAAGGTGTTAGCAACAACATCACCATCTATGGTTGCCCCCTTACAAGACATTTTTCCATCTTTTGTTACATTAAAATTATCTGATTTAATACTGATATTTTTACCAGACAGATTAATCTCACCACCAGATAAAAAGTTGATTGTCTCTTCAGCGGTTAAATTGATGCTATCAGCACCAATCTGTACCACAGTACCTTCATTTGCGTCAGCACCAAGTTTAACTGTAGCAAGTCTGCCGTTATCATCAACCTTCAAAACGATCTCGTCATTTAGCTGAGAAATTGCACTATAAACGCCTGAAATTGCCTCGTTTGAGGTTATATCCAAGCCAGAACCATCCCCACGTAAATGAAGCCCCCCTTTGGTGTCTACCCATAGTATTTTTCCGTTATTATTTGACAATGAAATCAGTGTTTCATCGTTTGGGTTTACCACAAAAGAATTAGTTCCATTACTGATTGATAATCCGTTTTTGTCGAATTTCAACGAACCACCATCATTGTAGATTCCGAGAGCTTCGCCAAGCAAAAGTTTACCTATAATTGTTTCGCCAAGTACACCATAAGCAGACAACATATCGCCTGGATGTTTTGGATCTTCATAATGGATTTTCCCGATTGCAGCTTTCACGGTCTTCCAATTATCATCTGTGATTGCAAGTGTGTTATTTACAACCTTTAATTGTTCTGGCTCATATTCACCAGTGATATCATCATAAGTTCTAGCAAGGAGTCCATGATTGTCATACGTAATGCTTTGACTATCTGAATCCCGAATGGCAACAGCAGTAGCATTCATCCCATGTTCAACCCATTCCGATACAGTTTTTCCTGTTTCTTGTGCATTCTTTGCTTGTCTTTTAACAGACTCGTAACTACCAGCCATAGACTTGGCACTATCTAATACTGATTTGATATCCGATATACCATCGGAAACTTTCAAAACAGAAGAGAAATCACACGAAATTTTAGAAAAATCAGAATCCTTGATTGTATAATTGAGTAATCTTAATTCATAAATATCGTCATCACAGATAACACGAATCCAATTTCCACATTTCCATTGGTCTAAGACATCTTTGAACTCATCAATTGTCCATATGTTACCAACATCAGTTGACAAGTCTACTTGTAATTCACTTGCCTTTACAATTTCCTTTTGTGCAACTTCTAACAATTCTTCAGCTTTTGATAATATCTCTGAGTTAGATAATCCGTCTGAAATATAATTGTCATTCTGATATGTGTCTTCACGTCTATATAAACAATATTCACTATATAAGTCTTTACCAAGATACTTCTCAAAATTGAGTTCTGTTTGAATGTTATCACGTTGCTTTTCGTATTCAGCTTCTTTGTCCTCTTGTTCTTTTATCTGCGCTTCACGAACTTGAATTTCTTTATCAACTTCTAATTTCTTGTTGTAATAAACAAGATAGATAGAAGCGTAGAACTCATGATTTGGATCTCCAACTCCTGAGTCAATTAACATATCAATGCAACTCTGATATGCATCGGAGAATGAAGATAAGCGATTCAATCCATATTTAGTCCAATCATATTCCTCATCGGACATATCTTGTTTATCAAGAATCTTTTGAATCTTCTGTGTAATAAATGTCTCATAATCATCTGTGATTAGAAGCGTAATATCAGAACCATTAGTCACAGTATCATTTTCATCGTCAACAGATGTAACTTTGAACCGACCATTCCATACTTGATTACTATATATAGAAGACGCAATTTCAACTTTATATCCTGCTGACATATAGATATCTGCCATGCTTTTAACTGCATTATTTACAGTTGTCACACCAGCAACACGCAGATTCTGAACAGCAATCATTCCAAGATTATCAGCAGTAAGTTTTGCCAATTCTTTATTAGCATCCGTATCATCTGTCTCAGGAGAAGGCATCATACTAGAAGTAAGATATAAAATCTGGTCAATCGTATCATATAAACCATTCATAATTTCCTTGTATGGTTTCTTTTTTGATTCGTATAATTCTTGATAGGCATTGATTTGATCTATTAATTCTTTAGACATATCCTCTGTCTGAAACGCAGCAAAACGATTAATGTATTCTGTTCCGTTTGGATTCACCGCACGAATAGCAGCATTAATAACATCGTCTCCACCTTGGATACGGAAGGTGTTTTTTACTTCATCGTCTTTGGTTGTAACTGTAATGCTATCTGATAGATTATCATTAGATACAGGAACATTGAAATATTCACCATAACCCCTTGTCATAGTTGTCCTACATTTAGAACAAACAGTTTCATTTTCTGCTCTGTGACCACATTTAGGACAGGAATTTTCTAAATCATAAATACTAATGCTACGATCATACGAATCCACCCATACAAGACAGTTTAATTCATCTGCTAAATCCCCAGTTAAAAAATCATAAATTGATTTATCATTAATTGAGAAAGAGCGTACTAATTTGCATAAACTCGCATCTACATGTTTTATCTTGTAATGTGGTGCTTTAGATAGAACACGACCAAGCAAGGAACTTGAAATATCTGTCGGATCATAAATATATGCCATCTTATAAGCATCTCTGGCAATGTCATCTTCAGTGTTAATTTCGATATCATATAGCATTGTTTGCGACAATTCTGCAATACCGAGATTGCTACCAGTGATGGTTTTTACTGTCTCATTTGTTTGGGTTTTATCTATTGAAATCTGAAAATATTCATTATATTCAGGAATATAAATAACTTTTAGATCTTTAATTTGATCCCATAATGGAGTCGCTATACCGTTTACTTCTTTATAAACCTTGAAACTGCATTCATTTTTATTGTACATATTAGGTGTAATCGACCACTCTGATATTGGATAAATTGCACCTATTTTATGTTTGTTGCGGTGACATAGAACAATGGTGGGAGTAACCACGTTATTATTCATGTCAAGAATAGGATGTACCATTAGATTCCCACCTTCCTTCTAAGTTCATATTTGATTTCAATTTCGCATGGAATATTTACACGAAACGTATTTACAGTAGATTTTACAGAGGTATAGATTTTTGGAAAAGAAAAATTGAAATCTTCCATAATATCATGAGACGAGAGAGAAGAAGTAACGACTTGCATATTGTTAATTGAAATTATTTCACCTTCCGAACAATTAGCAATACGGGTAGTACGTTCCTTTCCACTAAATGAATAGGAGAGTGCCAAATCACCAGCTTGCTTGCATTTAATTGTCACATCAATAGGGGATGAATCTGTCTTCGATGAAGTATCGTTGATAATAAATGATTCATCGGAAGATAATGTTTTATTGATTTTTCTTTTTGTGTAACCAATTTGAGAGTCTGTTGTAACTGTAAATTCAAGTCCAATTACACGAGTTCCCAACTCAATTTTATTTATATCTATTTTAGCATTGTATTCAACTGTATCATCAAGAGAATTGATAAATGCAAATCTATAATATCCGTCCTCACGACAAAACCAACGTGATACCGCTTCAAGTAGATCATCATCGAAATCTTCCATTTGACAATTCTCGAAATGTCCAACTTGAAAAGTAGTAGTCAGAACTTCAGAAGATGTGCTACCTGTAAAATAATTCTTATATGCATTAGATGGCTGAAAAGTAGAAAAATCTGTTTTGGAAATAGTAGAGCTGTCCGTAGAATTGTTCGAGGTAATGTCGCATATTTTTAGATTAAAATCTGAACCATAGCGTCCATCAAAAATAAAATCGTCTTTCATATCATATCCTTTCCAGGCTATGATAGAGATTTATTAAATTCTGTAATAGCCTTATTTGTTGCCTTTTTGTATTTGCCTTTTTCCTTGGCATAAAATTTCTTTTGTTTACTAATTAATGTCTCATAAAGAGAACATAATTTTTTTGCTTTTTCAATTTGAGCCTTTAATTCTTGTTCATATGACTGGAAATAAGCTATAGTCGCTTCATTGTGAGGATTACTCATCTCATTCACTTTCCCCTGTAATTCCGCATTTTCCTTTCTCATTGCTTCATTTTCCTTACGCAATCTATCTACTTCATCACTAAGTAGACGAATCTTTTTATCCTTTTTATCTTCCATATTATTTACCTCGTTTTTTCTTGAAATTAAAAAAGACACCGCAATTGGTGTCTTAATAAACTTAAATTTATTAAATTAAAAAGAGCAGGAGATTAGTCCTGCTCTAAATCTTTAATAATATTCTTAAACAAATAAGCATCTTTTTTGTTATTAATATTAATATATGGTGAATATTTGTTATTCTCTTTGTCTTTTTTTAATGACCTTGAAACAACTGCCATCATTTTATTTGCCTCTACGTAATTATTTTCTTCTATCTTTTCCATTATTTCTGAAAGAGCCATAACTCTTGAAATTCTATACATTTAACGCTCCTCCTTATTATAAAATATCTTTTCTAAATTGAAAGCCTCATTTATTTTTTCTAAATTATCTTCTAAACATTCTTCTATCCTAAAATAATTTAAGAAATAAAATTGTTGCTTAAAACGTTCTTCATTCTTGACTGATATTCCAAAAGATAAAATTGGAAAATTATTGTATCTCATTCCATAAAAAGAAAAAGTCATATAATCTTTCCAAACAGTATTGTTATTACTACTAAAATCATAATCAGAATTAATACTTTTAATTAGGGCACGTTTGCAAATATCAGACCTTTCTATCATAGAATTGCTATATGGAATAGAAGTCATCTTTCTATTGCTTACATTATTTCCTATTATTGAAATTATTTTCTCATATGACTTCGTTTTGTCATCAAATTTTCTAAAATGTGTTCTTACATCTTGAGATCTACCACCAAAAATATATTCAGATATAGATAAGCAAATAAACATCAAATAAGCAGTTATTTCTTTTATTGTTATATTTTCATTTTCATCAATGAATTGTTCAGTGAATTTTTCGATATCATTTATGCATTTTGATAAATCCCTTATGTAAGATGGCATAATTTTTAGAAATTCATTTGTTATTATTATATTTGCCTTTTCTGGTAAATATATTTTTAATTTTTTGTTTCCTAATTGTTCTAATTTCTTTAATTCTTGTGTCAAATATGATTCTTTATTTTCAATTGAATTTTCACGCTTTGTTATTTCTTGCTCTCTTTTTTCTAACTCTTTAATATTTAACTTTTGGTCTATTTCATTACATCGCATTTCATAATATTTATCAATATATGATTTTTGACCTAAAAGTATGTCTCTTATTCGTAATATGTCATTATCATCTTTATCTTTTATTAGTTTGCACATCACCATCATTAAAATAATGAATGAAATCATTAATGAAACACATAAACAGGTGGTTGTCCAAAATTTCATATTTTGATTCTTTATTTCAAAATAATTTTTACATACAACTATTAGTCCACCAGAACCACCCATTCCAAATATAAAAGAAACTATTTTCTTCCATGATTTATCAAAGTTTATAAACAATAATGCGAAGATACTTCCTACAACTATACCAATTACAGTATAACAAAAACATGCCGCAATCATACTCATTTTCCCACCCATCATCAGTATTATAATATATCATTATATACCAATAATCGACAGAATACTATCAGAACATACGTTTATACAATACAGGAGAGTGCCGAAACACTCCCCCATAAAATTAGAATCGGTTTATGTCTTTGATGCTTTTTCCTGCAACTAAATCAACTGTAGCTGCTTGGAGAACCTTTTGTACCTTAGAATAGTCTTTAACCACACCGATAAGAGCTTGTGCAAACTGATCTGGATTCTGAATACCATCTAACTTGATGTCACCAATAGATACAGTTACATCGCCACCACGATTAGTAGTAGCAAATGTATTCATAGTTGGCATTGCATTTTGATAGAACTTCTCCGGGTTCTGTTTTGCAATATTCCACAGATTATCAGTCATTTCACGAGTAAATACAGTTGTACCACGAGTGATTGGAGTTAAGATACTACCATCAGAACGTCTGATAATTTCAGCACCTTCTTCTTGTGTCCAAGCTAAGTGATCGTAAGTTGCTTCCTTTAGACCATTCTTATAGCCAATCTGATTACCTTTAACCCAACCATTACCGCCAGCACGTTTACCTCTGATAATTGCTTGAATATGATATGGATAAGCACGACCATTAACGATTTTATCAATCTCAAAATAATCTGGTTTGAATCTGTTGACATTGCCTGTTGGAGCAGTACCATAAGAATCATAATACCAATTACCTGTAGCATTAACTCTTGTTCCGACATTCGGTGATGCCTTTGGTGCTTGTGCAGAAGAATTATTGCTTGTATTTGCTTTCGGAGTTGCATGTGGTTTAGATGCTGTTGAACTAGAACCATTTGCAACACCATTTGGATTATTTGCAGTTGCTATATTCTTATTCGCCTCTGCTTGTGCAATTTGAAGCATCTTATCAATTGTGACTTGAATGCTATTGATTGCTGATTGCACAGTTGTAGCATAAGTGTCGAATTTACCTGTGAAACCAGAAATAACCGTTCCTGCATCGTTCCATATAGTCTTCATCTGATCGGATATTGTATATCCTACATCAGAAGTAACAGTAGTAATCGTATCACTGATAGAGGATTGATTTTCATTGACTACACCGATTAGCTCTTGAATAAGTATTTCGGTCTGCTCAAATTTCTCATCAATCTTATCAGAATACTCCTGATACAAGTCATCAAGCATTTTCTCTTGATCTTCTATATATTTGTCGTATTCTGTATCCTTTAAGTCCTTTTCAGCATCTTTGATGTCAGATTGTAACTGTTGTACTTTCTTTAAGGATTCCTCAGAGTTATCGTTCTCAAAAACAGATAATTGTTTCCTAAGACTTGCCAGATTTTCAGTTTTCTCACTGATTGTCTGTTGATACTCATAAATCGACTTTTCGTTGTCCAGATATTCCTTACGCTTGTCTATGAGTTCCTGCAATACTTCAAGCATTGCATCATATCCATCACGAGCAAGGTCAATCATGGATTTCTTTTCATCGTTAGCTGAAAGTATAACATCTCTCTGCGCCTTAATGAGTTCTTCTTTTCGATCAATCAAATCCTTATTCGCTGGATCTTTCGCAATGTCTGCTTCAATCTTCTTAATCTCATTAGCGTATTTCTCCGCTTGAGACATATAGATATTATATTTGGATGCATAATTGCCAAGCTGTGCAAGACCTTCATTAGTTAATCCACGATTCAAGTGACCATCAGTTAGATTGTCCCTATCTTCGAGTAGGCTTTGTACAAACTCAATTTCATCTGCAATACCTGTGATTTTATCTTGTACAAGATCGAACAAATCCCAATCAGCCTGACGCATATTATTATAGAACTCTTGGATTGACTTGTTAGATTCTACGATAGAACCATTAACTTCATCAATCTGCTGTTTGAGATCATACCATGCTTCTGAATATTCTGTTACTTTACCTGTATTCACGAGTTCGTTCAACTCAGAAACCATTTGATCTCTTTGCTGAACTAATAGTTTGTTATTCTCATTCTCATTTTGAAGCATTGCTTCGTAGTATGATTTTGAGATAATACGACCTTTTGTTTCAGCATAGTCCACCAGCTTATCAAGAATATCATTGGTATCCGTGAATACCTTCTCCATGTCCTCGAACTGAGTAACAATGTTGTCAAATTTCTTTTGAGCTAGTTCGGAGAGAGATATATTGAGTTCCTGGATTTTGTCTTGTAGCTCTACAGCTTTTTCGTACCAATTCTGATAATCCTGCACACGATTGTACAAATCTTCATCAGTGATATCCTCAATATTTATTTCTCCGTTACGAACCTTCCGTTTGTAATCTTCAGACAATGCAACGCTGTCTGCCTGTTGTAAATATCTCTTATATCCCTGTGTAGCCCATTCGATTTCGTCTGCTGTTTTAGCAATCTCATCATTTAGGGCGGTGGTACGAAGTATCCAACCAGAGAATGTATTTTCCTCTGTTTTATTCAGACGAGCAATAACTTCTTCACAACGATTGATTTTTACCTCAATCCAATCTATTGTCTCTAAAAACTCATCCGCTTTATCCTGTGCGCTTGAATCATTTGAACCACTTGAGCCACTTGAGTTAGAGCCTGAACCGCTTGAACCATGAAATCTTGTATTGGCTTTTGCACTACCAGTTGCTCTTTGAGTTGAAGTTGCATATGCAGAAATAGTAGTTCCGTTTGCAAAACCACCACCAATTAATTTGCCACGTACATCATCATCACCGCTTAATAGTTTTGCAGTGTCAATATGGTTGAATATTACGTCACCCTTCTTTAGGTTCATAAATTCAGCACCACGCTTACCAATAAGCTGTGCTTGTCCATTACGAACTAATAATTCAGGTGCAACCTCTCCGACAAGTGCCTGTTGATCGTATGCAATCTGTCCATTACTGACACCATCTGCATAAGCCGTAGTTCCAGCGGCACTAGCTTTAAATTTCGATGTCTTTTTGCCAGGATTGCCCATAATGACACCATTTTTTATTGCTTTTGACTTTGAATTACCATGAGATGTAACAGTTCCACCAGATACACCAGTAATTTGTCCTTTGACATTTACAGTAAATACATGAGTTTGTAATTGCTGTTGTAAATTAGTATAAAAATTAGTTGTATTTGCCTTAATTTTTATACTAGCAGTTTCTTTATTTGTATCTTGTATTAATTTGTTTTTTGTCTGTTCATATGGTGTGGTATTAGCATCGACAGAAATCTTTGCATTGTCTTTGTTCAGCTTGTCTGTATTAAGTGCTTCAATCTGTTTATAAAACTCATCAGTATTAATTTCAGCATCAATACCGATAGTTTTTAATTTACCATCACTTTCAAGAGACTGTAATTTTTCCGTAATAGATGATAATTTAGATTCCGCATCGGTTGTGTCAATACCTAACGTTTGTGCACTTTCAAGAGCATTTTTTGCTTCAATATACTGCTGTAAAATTGCTACTGTTTGTTGATAACTATCTTGTACATCGGTCAAATCAAGTTTCATGATAGTAGGCTGTTCAAGTTCTTGCTTTTTGACTAACAAATCAGTTAAAACAGTTTGAATGTTATTCCACTGTTCAGAACCGACATCAAAATTATCTCTCTTAGCAACTAATTGATCTATCTGATTTTGTGCTTCTTTTGCACTCTTAGGATTTAAGTCAACATCAAGATTGATAGATGTATCTTTAGAAATTGCATCAGCCGCATCTTGCGCTTCTTTTTCAAGATCGTCCAATGAAAGAGAAGATAAGTGGGCATATAGACTAATTTCTGGCACATCACCAGCATGTTCTTGTATTACACTATTGTATAAATCCTCTAACTTAGAAGTATCGTAACCAGCTTTTTTAAGAGCTTCAATTTCTTCACGAGATTCTTCGATTTGTTGTCTTGCTTCGGCATTTACACCAGATATTTCACTTAGATTTTTTTCAATTGAATCTGATAAATTGTCAAAAGTGATATTAAACCCATCAGCATTGCTCATAGACATCAAAATATCCATAGTCTGTGACACAGACATGTTCATCTGTTCGGCTAATTTTCCAATATTTTGAACCTGTATATCATAACTGCCATCTACATTTTTAATAATCTGATCTGATAATTGACTAGCATCATCTAAGAAATTGTACAATCCAGAAATATCATCTGTCATATATCGCTTTGTTCTAGCCATATATTGTTGAATTTCTTCATCGGAATATTCTAATTGCTCATTGAATGTTCCAATATAATTCATCCATTCTTTGAACTGATCAGTTTGTGTCCAACCTTTATCATATGCATCTTGCATGGACTCAATTTGACTTTGAGCATACAAGAAATTATCATTTTGATCAGGTGTCTCTAATGCTTTTTTGTATTGATTTAATGATGAGAGAGTAGCCATAATACTTTGTTCTAAAGCATCATAACCATTAATTTCATCTTGTAAAGCAGAAATGTTGTCTAAATGAGTAGACAAACTATCCGACCAACCATCATTATCCTTGCCAAGATTTTTAATTTCATCTTTTAAGGCATCTACACCTTTGGCATAAGCTTTGTTTAATTTCGTTCGAACATTTGTATCCTTGACTTGAGTGGAGATTACTTTTTTGAGTGCAGAAATTTCTTTATTATACTGATCAACTGCATTTGCTTCTTTTAACTGGTTTGCAATTAAAGCGGCTTTAGCAGCCTGTTCTGTATAATTAGCCATGTACTCAGTATTAAGTTGAATGCCAGAACTTGTATATGTGATAACCTTGCTTAAATCACCATAAGCGGTTTTTAATCCATTAAGTGTCTCTTCGGTTAAATAACCTTGACTAGACTGTTCTGATAAAGCATTATTCATTGCTTTATATGCAGTGGATGGATCAAACGAAGAATCATAACTTGTAATTGCAGATTGATTCAAATAACGCTGCATAGCTTCTTCACGAGTTTCAGATTCACTCATGATTCTATTCCATGTTTGAATTTCTGCTTCTGTATTAATCGAATTTTTATTTGCAAAATTCATTAATGACTCTTTAGATTTATCTAATGTAGTCATTGAAGCCATTGCATTTTCAGCTAATTGAATCGCACCATCTTGTCCAGAAAAATGCATCAGTCGTCCGACAACATCAGCCCAGTTACTATTGTTATCATAGTTCGTATTTTTATCAAATGCTGCATATATACCATGAACAAACGTATCCCCAATTTTCATGCCCTGTTTATCAAGGTCTTTGAGTTCACTATGGGTAATTTGATGATCATTGTCATATGCTTTATCAATAATAGAATTGATATACTGATAAACTGTATCTTTTGATAAAAATGTTCCATCTGGTAAGATAGGAGTAAATGCAACTTCCCAACCAGTACCATTCAAATTTTCTCCAAATCGATCTGACATTCCATATACAGTATCAATAGAACCTATTTCTGGATCATAATCCCAACTTGCTAATGCATCCGCATATGTCTTTTTCAATTCATTCGACCAATGGATAATAGTACGTTTATCCATATCGACATTACCGAATTTAGTTTGAATTGTTTTGTCTTTTATTTTGTTAGCATATTCATCAAGTCCCCAATCAGAAATTTTCTGATATTCGCCTTCAAGATTACGTTGTGCATCAGAAAATTCTTTATCAGTAGTAGATACAAATTTACTTGCGTTTGCAGATACACCATCCATCAACATCTCATAATTATCCAGATATTTCTGCATACCAAGATCGGATGCTGTCAAAGGTTTACCAAGTGCATCACCTAATACATCATTGATTTCTTGCACATATGCTTCGATACGATTCTTGGATTCTTCCAAACTGATATCATCATCGCTGATAGTCAAAGCATCGGTAATAATCTGTTTGAATTGATTGCCCGTATCGGCATTTGCCATTGCTGATTGCAGAGGTACAAGAATATTAGTTTCGATTGCACTTTCTAATTCTTCTCCACTTAGACCACTAAAATCGTCACCTTGAAGAATGTCTCCCCAATTCAAACCACTCACAATACTACTAAGAGCAGACTGCATTTGGTCATTGCCCGTCATTGCAAGATATGAGCCAGAAGAGTTCTGCATCCACATATTGACATAAGATGCAAATTCAGCGTTGCTTGTGGATAACGTGGCTTTTGCTGATTGCATTTCGGTATTTGCTGTACTAATTATTCCTGCATAATACTGTCTAATCTGTTCCTGCGTTTCCTTAGATAATTTCGCAAAATTGTACTCTGTTGCCGAAGTACCATCTTGGCTAATAATAGCATCAGCAATATCAATATTCGCTTTTTCCATATCAGCAAGAAAATCTGCATAATATGTCTGTTTCTCTAATTCAGATTCAAAATTAGAAGCTGGTTTATTATTTGAAACACTTTCATTGAAATTGTCCAACGCTTTCTTGTACTTCTCGATCTTCTCTGTTTGAGTGTCGATAGTATCATTTTGTCCTTTTGCTTCCTTACCGAACACTTTAGATTGATTCTCAAAATATGTGTCGATATTTTTATTGATTTCCTGTTGAGCTAACTGTTGCTCAATTTCAAGGAGATCCTTTAATTTTCCCGTGATTCCATCGACATTACCTTGTAGATCAAGGATAGCATTGCCATTATCATCATATCCCTTTGTGAGTTGTGGGAATACTTCGGCAAGCTGATTTGAAACGTCAAGAAATTCTTTGTATTCATCATCGGATAGACTGATATTTTTACCTGTAAGCTGATTTACTCCCTGTGCGAGTTCGGCATACTTTTTACCAGCTTCATCGACTGTATCTGCATTTTGTTTGATTTCAGATTGGAGTGATTTAATTTTGCTTTGTGCATCTTGCGCTTTTTCAGACATTTTTTCTAAAGCTTCAGCTTCATATTTATCACGATTAAGCACATATTTGTCTAGGGCTTTAAAACCTGCTCCAACTAATTTTGTTACTCCTGTAATAAGCATCATCCATCCAACAGAAGATACAGCCTTCATTGCAAAGGACAATGCTTTGGTTTTCGTTGCTGCAATAGCAGCACTTCGACCAGATGATTGTAAAAATGACTCATATCCCTTTAAAGCTTCGGCAGAAGTGTTATAGACCGTTCCTGATTCAGCAGTTGTTTGTAGAAATTTCTTAAATGATTCATCGGCTATATTCGAACCTTCAAAAAATTGTGAAAATGATAGGGAAGATTGTTCGCCAAAAGCAGTAATATTATCAATAACATTTTGCGGAATTTCAGGTGTTTCTTTTTTAAAATTTTCAAACCATTTTATTTTATCAGAATCTTTATCATAGCTTACTAACACGTTGATAAATACTCTAATACATGTTATATTTAATATATCCTTCTAAAATATATTAAACAGAGGTAATAATTATGGCATTAATAATTTGTCCAGAATGCGGTAAACAAGTATCTGATCAAAGTGACCAATGTGTTTATTGTGGATATCCAATAAAACAAAATACTAACTGCACTATAAATGGTATAAAATTCGATTTGGGTTTTTTATTGGATGACAAAATTGAATACGGAACAAAATGTCGAATGTTTGCTCTGCAACATGGATGTGAAATAGGACAATCTCGATATTATATAGATAAAATAATTGAGACAGGTATAATTCCCAAAACACTAACTGTTAAAACAGTAGATGATGTCATCAAAGAGCAAGAGACATTAAAACCTCATTGTCCTACCTGTGGTTCAACTGATATACAAAAAATATCAGGAACTAAACGGTGGCTTTCTACTGGATTGTTTGGTTTGGCAAGTAGCGATATTGGTAAGAGTATGTGTTGTAAAAAGTGTGGGTATAAATGGTAGAATAATGGGAGAGATTTCGCAATGCTTACAAAAGATCAAGAAAAGATATTACGTTGGCTGCTGTCTCTGAAAACAGATATTCAAAATACTATCACAATAAGTAATTCAATGACAGAATACCCAAATGGATATACCGATAAACAGATTATCAAGAAATTGAATGAATTTGAAAACCTCGGATTCATAACAATCAAATGGTATAGTCCAAATCATAACAATCTCAATTATGCCGTTGATGTGACCGTATTAAAAGATAGTATTAACTATTTTGCTGATAAGAAAAAGAATAGAACTTCTAATAAAAGAGATTGGATAAAAACTTATATTCCAATAACAATTTCATTTATAGCGTTACTGAAATCATTTGATACTGAAATTATTTGGCTATGGAAGCAATTAATGCAATTATTGAAATGACAACAGGAGTCCAAAACATCAATTTAGGGTGTCTATCAGCAAATTGATTCATGGGAATAATTATTTTATCATATATAAAATCTATTTTAATCACGACCTTTCTGTGGTTATACTTGGAAACCGAATAATTGGTAGAATCTAACAAAACAAATGTTCAATCTATTATTCCCTTGTATATAATAGTAAAATATGATTGTAAATTTATTATTTATACAAGGGAGGATTTTATTATGTACACATTCAAAATTACAAACAAAGATGGTAAAACCCAAGACTACAACCATATTAACAAAGTTTATTATGGTCACAAGGGAATATCGGAGTATAATCTTGAAGGTGAGAATATATTTGATCACCAATATTCTACAGGATATGATTTGCATTTATATTCTGAGAATAATGCGTTTACCATCTCTAAGTCAGAAATTGCAATTATAGAAGTTATAAAAGAAGATTAATTGTTATATCCGAATTCAATCGCCACTTCTGGATTGAGTTCGGATATTTTATTTAAATTAAATGTTTTAATTTGTTCAATAATAGGTTTTAGTTCTTCTATGTTATTAATTTTAATTTTAATATTTAATTTTGTCACTGTTTTCACCTCATTTCATATAATTTTGGTTATTCCGCACAATCAATAGATATAAGAAAAGAGTAGCCAACAGACTACTCTTCGTAAAGGATATTTATAAATCTTTAATCAAATTCTTCCAATAATTATATCTTGCAGATACATTCTCTGGATTAGATGTGCCATTTTGAACGAATAATTTGTATTCTTCGTTTTCATCATAGTGTTCAATAAAATCAATTACAATATCGACAAACCGACTAAACGATTTTTTATCTCTAGTAATTCTATATGCAGAATAGAGTACCATAGGAATAGAAGTTGCAGGCAAATCATCAATCGTTTCAAAAGCATTTTTCATTCTATTCAATGCTTCTTCTAAAGTGTTCATTTTTTCAATATATTCATCTCCATGTTCTGCAACAAAATTATTCATATCTTTTGATCTGAATGAAGTAAAATCATTTTCTTGATTTGTTGCAATTAACATAAGTGTCTGGATAATCCAATCACGAGTTGATCCATTTTTCTTTTGTGCTTTAGAAGAAATCATGCTAATAAATTCATTATTTGCCAATTGAGATACTTTAGCATTAAATTCATTAGAGCCATACACCACTCGTAATTGTTTTGGATTCAATGGTTTCCCTGAATTTTGTCTTCTAAACATCTCTCTAACATCTTCATCAGTATAATCAGAGATTTCGTAAATTTGTATTTCAGCATCAAGTAATGCACCCTGAGTTGCCTCATCTAGTTTGGTATATTTCTTTTTACTAATATCTTTTTCTTCGCCATTAATCATAACAGGTAAGAGATTGGCTGGTAAAGCAAATTTATCATTAATAAAATCACGCAAAGTTGACAATCTCTGAACTCCATCAATAACAGCATATACTCCATTATCTTCTACAGCATACGTAGGATTAACTGGATATTGACGTAAAATTGAATCAATTAAAAATCCCTTTTGTTGTGTGTTCCATTGACCTTCATCTCTTTGAAGTTTATGTGTTAATACAATTCCACCATTCCCTAATTTACTTACAATTGACGAAATTGTTTTTGTACGACATGTTGATTTCATGAAATACCTCCTAATTTTTAATTATATATGATATTTACCATATATGGATTAAAAAATCAAGAAATATTATAATCTGGAATACAAATATACGAAAACGCACCTTTGACGAACATATATTCTCTATATTTAATTGTCAAAATATGGTACAATAATACCAAGCTGATTGTATATGAGCCATCGTATCTCATATCATCGCACGACATGAAGCTTGGTATCATTTTCTTATATATACCATACGAAGTACCAATTTATAGTTTGGTACGAACTATGGAAATAAATATTCAGCCCTTTCTGGGCAATAATACAAATTTCCCAACTTTACGCTATACTATAAAGAAGGGAGGGTAGAATTGTTAGTAGTTTTAACACAATTATTTAAAGTCTTAGGTTGTACAGGATTATGTTATTTTGGATATTTGGTTCTCAAATTAGTAGTAACGATACTGATTTGCAAAAATCCAAAACTCAGTGATGAGAAAGTAAAATACATAACCCGTATGATTTCTAAAGACAAACATCAATCTAAATAATTTTATTCTTTTGTATCAGCCATTTGTATTTATTTCCTTTAAATCCCGTGGGAGTCCATCTTTGCTATGGCTTCCACTTTATTATTCTCTGTTTTATATATCAAATTAATTTATTTTATTTTATTATCGTTTTTAGAAGTCGCCTAATAAAACGAGCATAATTACTCACTATTTTCTACACATCGCATAGCTACGATTGACTTTTTCTTATGACACTCAATCATAAGTTGTGGACTCTACATTGATGAATATTTTATCCACCCACTCTGGGAGTCTCTGGGAGTGACACTTGCTCAATAAAAGAGTAGTACGTCTCTCTGCTGATTGGGTTCTCATGCTAAATTACGAGTTACATGAGCCGTTCCAGTCCTTGTACGAACGTTCCCGTTTCGTAAACCACGGAGTCACCCACGGTTATATAAAGTGTTTTTCCAAAGCCCTCTTACTTGCAAAATGCAAGTTCGTTCCTGTTTTATCTATGGTTCTTTAGCCATAGCAGTAGGACTTATCTGAACCGAGTAAGCATTTGTGTATAATGTAATCTTACGATTAATCCAGACTACCTTCACCTAATTTAGATATACCCAATGATGATATTGTACCTAAAATTGTAGGCAAGGTTCCCATAGTATCAACAAAACCAGTTCCTAATTTGACAATATTGGTTAAGAAATCTATACCGACTTTTAGCGAATCTGAATTAATTGCAGTCGCCCAAAATTCTTGAACTCTATTTTGTAACTTTGCAATTTTTCCTTCAATACTATCTAAATATTTATCTAACTCTTTTGTTGCTGATCCTGATGCCTCTTCTGAGGACTTCTTAACAGCTTCAAGTTGTGCCGGATCTTGCAGTATCGCTGAAGCAATGTTTGAGCGATTTTTACCTGCTAATTCTTCAATTAAAGCTGTGGCATGATTTGTTCCCAGCTTTTTATCTTGTTCCTGAATCTCTTTGTAAACTTTGGCGATTCCAAGAAGAATTTCATAGGTATTTTTATAATTTCCATTATTATCAAGAATATCAAAACCTTGATAATTGTTCGAAGCTACGGCAGTATAATCTTTGATTATCTGTTGTTTCTTTGAATTCGTTGCTTTTACGAAAGCATCTACTTCCTCATTCATTGCAGAAAGTTCTTCTTCGGCTTCTTCTGTACCAACCAGTCTAAGAGAAATTGTACGTAAACCTGCTGAAACACTATCTGCATCCTGAATTGTTGCATTCGCTGTAGTTACTAAACTTGCAGCCTCATCAATTGTATTCCCCATAAGTGAGAGAGTAGCTGCTGATTTTTGCAGGGCAGTGGCTAATTCATCTGTTGATATTGCATAATTATTACCCACTTCATTAAGCTTATCGACGATAGTCATTTTGTCTAAGTCTTTATACGCTTGTCCCATAGCAACAAGTGACTTAGTAGCATCTTCAATATTATCAAATTCGGATACATTTAAGAGTATATTTGCAGTTTTTGCACTGTTCGCAGCTTCATCAAGTGACTCACCTAATCGCATGTAGTCTGCCGTACTTGCTTGAATTTGTTTTGCTGTTGTTCCAACGTCATCAGCGGTATCAAAAGTAGTAGCTTGATAATTTTTTAAACTTTGTAAAGATTCATCAGATACTTTTCTCATTTCGGTAAGAGCTGTATTAAGTTCTTTTACAGTGTTAACTCCTCGTTTTACCCCGTTAATCAGATCATAAAAACTAAACATACCAGCTACTTGGGCAACCATTTGATGCAATCTACTTGTCTTAAATATATCCCATAAACTCTTGCCAGCTCTACCTGCTTGTTCTTCGGCATTCACAATATCAAGAATTTTTCCGTGAATAACGCCTAAACTTGCGGAAGGATTACCAGATTTAATTTGATTATAATAATCTCTGATTTCAGCTTTTGCTTTTTCAGACATATTAGAATTTTCACGAAGAATTTGAGAGATTTTATTTAATTCTTTTTCGCCAGCTAATTGATCGTATCCTTTTTGGGCGGCTGTCATATTTTGGACAGCAGATATAGCTTGTTTTAACTCAGATTCATATTGATCCAATAAATCTATATCTTTAGATGTAATCAATTCATGAGTACCGACATCTTGTAATGCCGCTTGATAGGTTTTAAGAGCTTCTGATACGGTATTAACATTCTTAATATACTCATCGCTTGCCCAACCACCATCGTTGAATTTCTTTAAGGTATCACTATATTTATCAGATTTTCCTCGATATGTAGAAAGTTTTTCAAGTCCATTTCCAACTTTTTGTTGATTTGTTTCTTGTAATTTCTTCTCAATTTTATCAAGTTGATCATACAAACTATTCAAAGAACTTTCAGATTTGGCAACCTGTGACTCAGATAAAATAGGTTGTTTCTGTAGTTGAGAAATCTTTTCTTCGAGCTGAGTCATCTTTTGGAGATCACCATCTTCAGCCTTACCACTAGAAACACGTTTTGCAACCTCAGAATATTGTCTAATCGTTTCAGTTAATTTATCATAAGCTATTTGATTCTGTTCTTTTTGATAGGCTTGTTCTTCACGTTGAAATTCTTGATATTTTTTCTGATTAGCTTTAGATTGAGCTTCGATTTCAGCGGTGATTTGTTTCTGAACTTCTAATTCTTCCTTGGATTGATTAGTAAATTTTTGTGTATCAATATGACTTGTCCAAGCAGTAGCATTACCATCTTTGTCCTTGCTATAAGAAGTAGTATAAGTACGCATATTACCACTGTTATCACTAACTTTCATTTGCGTTTTAACAAGTTTATCTTGCGAATCATAAAAATCTGTAACTTCTTTTACAAATGATGTTGATGTATTAATAGAAGCTATAATTTCAGCTTGTAATGATTTCAAAGCCTGTTCTAATTCAGTTCTACTTGATACTTTAATTTCATTATCATGATTACCGACATCAACAGCAGGAATTCCATTATCAACTCTTTTGTATTTTCTAACATTGGCAGATTCTGCATTTTCGGAATGTCCGTTTGATATATTCGATTCAACCTGCGGAGTAGAAACAGAAGTGCTCTTTATTTTTACTAACTCAGCTTCAAGCTCTTTGACACGATTGGTAAGATCCGTAACTTCTTGAACAGAAGCAGTAACATCTAAACCATCATTAAAAGCATTAACGAAATTCTTCGCAGAATTAGAAATGTCATCAAGTTTACCTGCAATACTTCCTAACTGAGTAATTACCTCTGTAAGCTCAGTCTTCCCAAAAATATTCTCTAATGGGTTTGTATCTGTTGCGGCTTTCATTTCATTGAAAGTTTTTGTTACTTGTGCCATAGCAGAGGATGCTTGAGTCCAATATGCCTTATCTGTATCAGATTTTAAAACATCTTGTCCGTTGAACACTTGTTTTGCTTCATTACGCATATTTTCAATAAACTTTATATATGCTTGAAGTTTACTCATTGAAGTATCATATTGATTTATATCAAAGTCAAAAAACTTATCTGTAATTATCTGACCACCAACACCAGACATCTTAATATGATCGAACAATCTCTGATATGCTTGTAGCGCATTTGATATCTTAGCTTGTGCCTTCGATTCCATTTCTGTATCAGAGCCAAAATCTATATTCATATTAAGTCCAATGCCTTTTACGCTTGAACTTAATTCGTTGATTGCTGATTCAATATTATTTATTATTTGCAGCAATGGCGTTAATTCATCACCATCACCGACATCAGATAGAGTAGACTTAATATCTTTAATTGATGTAGACATTCTACCTGATACTTCAGATGCAAAATGATTAGATAATGTTGTAAGCGATGTATTAATTGATTTAATATTATTGACTAATTCAGTTCCATCATTCATTGATGAGAATGCTTTGCCAATATTACTAATATCCTTGGTAACAGAAGATAATTGAGCAGACAAGTTTTCAAACTGCTTGAAATTATTTGTCCCCTTACCGATTGAATCGAGCATTGTATCCAATTTACGGATAACACTTTCTAACGTTTTTGTATCTAAATCTAATTTAATTTTTCTATCTTCTTTTGTAACTTGATCAATAGAATTCTCTGCATTCAATAATTGTTTCCGCAGATCTTCTATATCGAGTTCAATTTTCGCCTTCCAGCTTGCAACGCCTGACATATATACCTCCTAACTAACTAAATAATTTCTTTGCTTTATCATCTATAATTTTCTGAACACGTCCTCCGAAACCACTTTCAAAATCTTTGCTAATAATATGAAAAGGAGGTATGCTTTGATGCATCATCCAACGACCATGACCATGCTCACCATTCATAAACATAAAATCAAAAGCTTTATTAGCATCCAATATTTGATCAAACCATCCAGCATAATCCATCATCGGACTAGAATCAACTTGCATAATAAGAAGATTACCATTCACAATTGTTTTTGCGGATTGAAACACATTCATAAAATTGTTTGTCCTTGAATAAAAAGCTGGTGTATAATCGCTATACCAGCCAATTAATGAATCATAAACTGACTCTTTAAATAATTCATGAATTTCTGGTGCTGCTATCCTCGTTAATTGATGTTCTTTTTGTCTAACATCCTTTAGAACAATCTTTGTTAAATCACCTTTTGCCAATTTCATCACCTCCAAAAATTTCACTATTTTTACATTAAAATAGGAGAGCAGTATAACCACTCTCCATAAGAAAAAGCCCTATGCTTTTGACGGACATAGAGCCTGTTTATTTTATTTATTATATATGATATAATTATTATACCTGTGGTAAATATAGGTAGATAGGAATAGTAGTAATGGAAACCGCTTGTTCAGTTGTTTCTGTCTGTGTTGCAATCGCAGGATTAATATACACAATTTACAGAGACAATAAAAAGAAATAGTTTAACCAACTATACGTAAGAATCAAAAAATACGAGTATCTACTTAATATTATGAATTGGATAGGACGGTAGAAGACCAGTCACCTTCTGCTACACGAAACTATAATACCAAAATCCTATATTTGCATAAGTCCTTGAGGTACAAATGATATAAGTAGAGAAAGTATTTACTTGACAATGTTAATATAAATGTTATAATTAACAATTGAACAAGCATAATATAAAATCCATTACGAATGTTGTGTTCCATATCTTTAATGCAATCTGACTAATTGCACATGCCAAAGATGTCAAAAGGAGACAACTGTAAGGAGGCAGGAGATAGCATCATATTGAAAAATGTGGTGCTATCTCTCGTTTTGCTTCAATTTACAATTTTTACCAAGTAAGTTTTTCTGTTACGAGAATAGGTACAAATCCAGATTTTTCAAAGTCATGTTTACGTTCATATTCCTGAATCAACATCATTGAAGTCTTTTTATTAACGGCTCTGACAGCCAGTTTAATATCATCGACAAAAGTATTATCTGCTCCTAAAAATACTGTATCTGTATCAATATCTCCAATACCTGCTTTTGCTCTAAACGTTCCTTTATCTCTTGTACCAAGCTTGATTAGCACATAAAATTCGTTTTCAATCTTCATCAATCTTTATTCCTTTCAAAATGTAAACATATTCATTGTTGTGATAATCTTCATTTGATGAATAATTTTCAAATTCAAAACTATGATATGTTAATTCACATTCAAAGTCATCTCGTGTCATTGGATCAATCCTTAACTCATGTATTCTAATTGTTGCTATTTTATTTCCTGAAATCATACAGTCATATAATAGAGGACTAAATGACAGCAAACGAATTACCATATTACTATTGGAAGTGTAAGAAACCGACTGAATGAACCCACCTTCAAGTTTGAAAATAATATCATTATCTAAAATAAAATCCACAGAGGTATATCTATCAAAAAGTAAGAAATCATATTTTTTGTCATTGCCAATAATTTTAAATTCTCCAAGATGACTTATATTGTTCATGTCTTACACCTCTGTAAAACCGCCACTCTTCGCCATCTCAACGACTTTAAGCAAATCTTCTTTTGGAATGCCATCAATCTTTTTACTAATTATATCTACAATCGGTGCGAGAGTAGCATTTGCCAAATCAGAAATTCTTCCAATCTGTTTGCTAATAAACGCCTGCGCAGTTGTTTCGTTAAACTGTACATCCGACTGCTTCATGGATAGAATTGTCTTAAATTCACTTAACTCACTCATTGGAATAAGCGGTTCTCTTTGTTCTGAACCAACAATTAAAATGTCAAGTAAACCAGATGATTTAAGTGCATCATATCCCTTGATGAATCCTTTATCATCCTCGTCAATCTCAAGGTCGGTATATAATTCAATCACGGCACGACAAAACTGTACATACTGAGCAACAGAATTGATTTTAATCTTATCTGTTTTACGATATTTTGTTTTTCCATTGTCATCATAGACTTCCTGTTCAAATGTTGTCCTATCTACAATTAACTGAGCGTATGCATCTTTCTTAACAATTGATACATATGGTGTAATCTTAATGCCCTTTAATAAAGATTCTTTCAATGTACTGTTATTATAATTATTATATTTTTCAACCAATTCTAAAATTTTCATATTTTATTTTTTATACTCCTTTTATTCCTGATTTTTTGCAAATAAAAGAAGCCGATATACATCGACTTCTTAATCAACTTTATGTACTGAATGGTAGTAGCATCCACTTGGCATTTTTGTGTTTACCAATATTCTTTGTGACATATTCGTGAACTTCCTCTAAGCATCCACAATTTATGTCTTCAAGAGTTTGATATTCAAGCGGATCACTCTCATCAACACATACGAGCTTATAAAACACTCTTCCTTCCATATTCAATTGTTCCTCCCAAGAAATTATTTCAGACAAAATAATTCGTATAAATCTACCTTGAGTGCTTTTGATATAGCAACGGCATGATGTAACCATATATCATTTGTGTCTTCATTTTCAATTTTGTTTAACGCAGATACTGATATACCAGTCATCGCAGACAAACGCCGCAAAGAAATATTCTGTTGATTTCTGTAATACCAAACTTTATTTTTCATATATGTAGTATGTGTGAATTATTTTATCTTATACATATACTACTACAATATGTGTCTACTGCATTAAACGTTTACCTAATCACTATAAAAATCCAACTATACCCATCATTTGTTACAATTGTTGTCTTCTGAGAAAATGCATCATATTTGATATATGATATCTGTGGTGATGTATCACATATATGATTGTACATATGGGAGTCAATCATGTAATTATGAGAAGAGAGCAGTGAGTCTATTTCTTCTGAGTACATTTTTTTGCCTCACGTCTTAATTTCTTTAATGTGTCATATTCCACCCAGCCGCCATATTTGAGATTTCTACAAATAAACGTCAGGTTAGTTTCTGGGTATTTAGCCCATATCATTTTTCTTTTTAAAAGTGACATACTATCTGGATTGCCCTTCACATCAAAAACCTGTAAAGTGCCATCAGACCATATAACATTAAAATCACTTCTATATTTAATAGGTAAAATTGTTTTACCTTTATATTTAAATTTATCTTGAAGAACATATTCTACTTGACGTTCATATGATAATATTTCTCCACTTTTCATCTTGGGTTCGATATACTCTTGTAAAAATCTAAGCTCCGTTAGACTGTCATAGGTTACGCCATTATATGTCCGATTTTTCTTACCTTGTTCTGAAATATCTACATGATATTTTGATTTTGTTCTTGCTATTCCTTTTCACTCCATTCTAAAATAGAAGAGTGGCATCCGAAGAAACCACCCTTTCATATTATTTATCATATTTTAATTTCACTTCGACTGGGATTATCGAAAGATGCTCCATACAATAATTAAATTTCGCATCACCATGATGATTTCCACCAATAGCTTTGTAGGCAGAATGTAGCGATACAAATTCATCTACTTCATCTTCTGGTATACCACCAATGTTTAAATAATGTTTATATTTTTGATTAATTCTATCAGCCAAAGATTCCTTCTGTGACCAAATCATGTTTTCCATTTGTTTATCTCTGATTATATTTGATTCAGTAAGTTTTGATATACTCTCAGTTAATTCTTTTTGAATTGCAAAGCTTTGTTCTCTATCATGAATTCTGTTTTCAGAATAATTCTGAATGGCTACCTGAGTATCCTTAATAGAATCTTGAACTTGATTAAGTCCTTCGGAAGTTTTAATCAATAACTCATGATCTTCATTTTTTTTTCGAACCCAACTTACAGGTTTTTTTATAATTTCTGAAAATTTACCAATTAAAGTAGCAGCAGTAACAATAACAGAAATAATAAGAAATATAAGAATCAATACACTAAGAAAATTATACTGAGATAACTGTTGAAGTGCTTCTATCATGGTTGCACCTCACTTTATTTCTCTTTGAATTTTTCAATTAAATTCTTAAAAGCTTCATAACAACCTGTAGATGCCAAGCCGGAAATTAAACCACCAAGTAAAATTTCAGGGGTGAATTTTCCATTGATCCAGATATTTAGTCCTACGCCAAGAACACCCATAATGACAGGAATAAAAGAATTAATCTTATCTGTCTTCACAACATTCTTGAGCATATAACCAATACATAAACAAATGCCTACAATAATGGGAACTGCATATTCTGCTAAAAATCTTAAGTCCATATTAATTTTCCTCCTTATTCATCCACGACCAATCTATGATTTGACCACAGAGAGGACATGGTGATTGATAACAATTCAACTCTGTATAACAACGTTGACAGTATGGATATCCACCGTCTAATTCTATATCTGGTTCTATAGGAGTTGAGATTGGTATATTTTTATATTTTTCATTCATATAAATTACCTATGAAAGCTCATAATTACACCACTTTTTATATACATCTGATGTAGCTGTCTTTAAAAATACCATCGCTAGAATTGCATTATCTTTATCATCAATGCTTGTATAAATATCTATTGGATACACATTATTCTTAATATATAATAATTGCTGTTTTGGATTGACAATACGAACAACTTCATGTGGTAAATAATTTCTCGCTTCCTTTAAATTTGTTTCTACCATATTTTCCTTTCGATCCTTTATTAAACGTAAAAAATAGGGGAATATAACTAACACTATTGAATAGTAAAGTTACATTCCCCTATCAGAATTTTCAAAATCACTATTCATCAATAACACCATCGTCTTTAACCTTTTTGACTTTGGATTTTCTATAATACTTATTCGTTGGAATATCTGTACTCTCATCTGAAATAACAGATTCATCTTCCTTAATAACATCATCAGTTTTTTCAACTGGTTTTGTTTCTTCGTTAATCTTCATAATTGCCTTTTGGTAACTTTCACCAAAGTCTGCAATCCGAGATAAATCTAGTTTATCGAGCTGCTTCTTTGCGTTATCTGCTGAAATCTTTTTGTCTTCATAATCAGAAGTAACAGTATAAATATCCTTGCAATTTTCAGAGCAATATGCAAAATACCATGTTGGTTTATTTCTATCTTCTGGTCGGCATTGAGGACAGAAAAGATGCTCGCCCCTGCACACGCAACAGGTTCTTAAACCTCTTTTATTCATTTATTCATCTCCTTAAATATAATAAGAGGGCAGTGCATAACCGCCCTCAATATTACTCATCAGATTAGGCTTCCTCTTCCTCGTCAATGAAGTAGATTTCAACCATTTCCTGACCAACAGAACATGTGTCTGTAAGAATAGCACCCTTGTAATCCATTGTCTGAGAATCTCCACCCTCAAGAGCAATAGATACTTCTGGAGAAGGGATAAATGATGGAATGTGAATAACAACTGCACGATAACCACCATTTACATTACACTTATCAACAGCGAGAGCCTTGAAGTACAACTCGTGAGCCTTTGGATACTTATCACCAGAGATAGTAATCTTTGCACCACTCTTAACGTTCTTCTTGAACTTAACAAGATACTGTACCTCATCTGTGTCTGTTGGTGGTGTAAGTGTATTTGCATCGGCATCAACCTTAAATTCTGTTGGAGATACATCTGCACCCTTTGTATATGCCTTGCCGAGAGAGCCATTTGTTGAAAGTGCGTTTACAACGAATGAATCTGCAACTGCATCAGTGATATCAAGTGTTTCACCAGCCTTTACAATCTTAAAGATTGGCATAACAATTGTCTTTTCTGCTGTTGCAACTTCTGCATCTGTAGCAGATACAATTTCAGCGATAGCAAGGTTAAGGAAAGCATTAGTAGCTGTGATTTCGCCCGTTTTACCAGAATACTTTCTGTATACAAGGTTTCCATCCTTATCTTTTACATCTGTTGAATCTGCTGTGATATCAATTGTCGCATTCTGAAGCTGTGTAAGTGCATAAAGAGCCTTATCAGCTAAAGCACCATAACCGAATTGAAGACGGTCAATAATTACGTCACCTAACTTAAATGCCATAATAAAAATCCTCCTTAAAAATATAAAAATTTGTATTAAAAAAGAGCGACTAATAAATCGCTCATAGTTCACTAATTATTCATGCAATTCACGCATGAAATTAAATTGTTCTCTTGGAACTTTACTTACATCACAGAATCCACTATATGATCCTGCCATAAGTGCACGACTTGATTCATAGACTTGTAATCTTTGTACTGAGTCCATAAATTCACAAATTCCCATTTGTCGTAATTCTTGTAATTTATATTTGAATCCTGGATGATTAACGCAAGCAGATACCAATGGAAGAAGTGTAGAACTTTCTTTATCAGTACGTTGTGCTGCGTTCATCCTGTCTTCATCTATCATCCATTCCTTTGTGATTTTCCCTTTTGCCATTTCAATTTTGGGATGAATATTAAGCATAGACCTTACATATTCTGCAATTTGATTGTATTCAGATTCCTTTAATATAAAGTCCTGATCTTTGTCGTATAGACATAATTCAGAAGTGTCTGAATCAGGTAATTTTATATTCATCAATTGCATTTTTTCGATTTTATAATCTGGGAAAATTAACCGCATTGCGGAAAAATCAAATGAAGGAATTTTATTTAGAATATCAAAGATTTCAATATCATGAATTTTACACCAATCTATTTTTGCATCCCAAAGCATCACACGAATTGAAGTAGAGTTATACAGGATAGGAGATAAGCCAGAATAAAACTTTGATTCACCCATATTTAAAATATTATAAATCTTAGGCTGCACAATTTTGATTCCTGCGACATAAAAATCTTCACCGAAGTACATCGCCAACGGATCAAATTCATAGTCCTTTTTATTCTCAGCCTGTTTCTTTTGCGCATCAGCTAAAACAGCAGCTTGAAGCCCATCCAACATATCAGTATTTTGCTGTGCCATAATATCACCGCCTTAACTGATAGTTAATCATCTGTGATTGTCCACCGTAAGGTGTGTTGACAGAACTGTTTAAATCTGTAAGTTGAAATACGAGAGTGCGTACAAGATAATTATTATCTGTTGTAGACTCACGATTGGATACAAGGTGTGTTTGCATACCAAATATATTAGACCATGCAAACTTTTCTCTGAGAATAGAAGCAATTAAATCATGTCTTGGAATCCCGGTTAATTTATCCATTCTATCGTTACCATGCACAAAAATAGTAAATGTAACCAATGTATCTTTTAATCCGGGCTGGTATTTTACTGTATCTTGGAAACTAACCTGATAACAAATATAATGCTTCACATCTGTCTGAGTATCTGGAATAAATAAAAAAGGACGGATATTTGAATTACTTCCAAAATATCTATCCCACTCTCCAAGAGGCTCATATTCCTTTTTTTCTTCATTCCATTCCCAGTTTATATATCCTTCACTATTGAAAAGTTCTGGCTCAAGTTCTTTTTCATTTAATGCATATAAAAGACACGGATTTGATAATAAAGCTTCTTTGATTTTCTTTTTATACTGAATATTTTCGTCATCAGGAGTTGTTTGATATGCACGAAGTTTGTTCAACAAGTCATTCTTTGTAACTAATTTTTCTGCCATAAAACACCTCCTATTCAGTTAATTCTAACGGCAAAATTTCAGATTCAATCGGCAAGCCATCCTTAACAATTTCACATTTAACAGACAATATTTTGCCAATAACAGAATTATCATTAGGAAACTTTACTTTCTTTTGGTTGTACTCTGCACCAGCTCGCCATGTAACTTTATCAGTCCAATCTTCATTATCAATAGAACAAGTCCATGTAAAAGTTGCATCAGCATATTCAGTTGTAATATCTTCATTGAAATCATTAAATAGATTTACTGTGAGATTTTTATAAGAACCACCAACTTTGATAGTTGAAGTGGATACTGAAATTCTTGCTGTAATAGACGATGGGGGAGTGGTTGGAGTAGATGGATCTGTTGGGGCGATTTCTGAATCGAAATACGAAGCCCACATACCAATAATATTACCATCAGAATCTTTCTCGATATAATCTCTATGTTGGTCAAAGAAATCTTGATATAGAGTTAATTTCTGAACACCAAGTGGTTGAGCATTTTCAACCTTACTGATTTGCCAGGCTATTGCATTATCAGTAAAAGAACTAACAAGTACACGCATGTTCTTTGATGACTCATTTGTATACCAAATCTTTTCAGTGATTGGATTTAATGGTAGCCATACTTTATCTTGGTTTTCCTGCGAAGTAAATCGCAAATCAGTCCAAAGCCCAGAATTATAACTAGACTGCATTTTTAAAACAGACCACATCCTACGCTTGATTTTTTCTGTTCCATTATTCTCAATCCACATCAATTCATAATTGCATTTGAGAATTAAATATTTCGGAAATTGATTTGCTGGTTCAGTACGAAGAATCATCCATTTCTCATAGATGTTTTCATCATTTGGAATATCAATGAATAAACCAATAAAATTATCATTATGATATTTTTTACGATAATCAGTTTCAAAATAGTAGAGTTCATCACCTTCAGAAAAATGTGTTTTCTGTGTTGGTTTAAACTGAATATAATAATCTACTTGGTCTTTATCCATAGACTGATATGACTTAACGATAAACTTTGCATCTATGCGTGTTTTAGTTGTATTCTCATATGTCATGCCTTCGGCTAATCGTGGCTGATCATCATGATAGAAGTCATAGATATAACAGATTTTACTCTGGATATCATTATCCCAAGTCTGTTCCATCGCCCAATCAGATTCTTCCTTATAAATCTGACCAATCGTTTTAGCACCGTTATTCTTGGCGTTTGCGACACGCCTAGCTGTCTGTAGACTCGGCATCGCTTACACCTCCCTCAAACATCTGCTTAATATATCCGTGAGAATCCAAGATTGCCCTACGGAATTTTTTGTAACTAAAATGGTCACTCTTAAAATTATCCATAGCACCTTGTAAGGTTGCCATAAGAGTTACCATAAGTCCGTTGTCGTTAAATAAGGTTTTTGTGCCACCTAATTTAAACATAACATTCTCAAAGAAGACGAGAAATGCTTCGTCATCTTCAAATATTTTCTCTTCAATTGTCTTGTCTTTGTAAAGCAGTAGTTTGTGAATATCACCATGCATTGCACGAACTGCTTCATTGATTTGCTTGTCTGTGAAGTCACCATATATGTATTGCATATTAGGACTCCGTGTTAATATAGGAATTGTACATATATCCGTAATCACGAATACGTTTATTCAATTCAATTTTCATGGAATCCAGACGATCAATCATATTTTTATGATTGTCAAGTAGTTTCTTTTCTTCCTTGCCGCCTATCATTACTGATGTGTGCATAATAGAATCAACCTGTGGCTGTAACCACTCAATCGTCATTCCAAGTACAAGAATTCCTACAACAAAATTCATATCAGCCGTTTCGTCTACTGAATTATTCAGCGTAAAATCCAACTGTTGAATTTCATCATCGAGTGCGAGAGAAGAGAATAGCCTACGCACTCTTGGATTAGAGATTACATTGCTTAATCGTTCTGTATATATTTCAAGCAAATCATTTTCATCAAGAGAAAGTTCTTTCGGATCTGAAATTCGTCCTCTTGTTCGTGAAAAAATTGTTTCGTATGGAAGCGTCATTGTGAGCCTCCTTTACTATTCCTGAACTAATGTAAGTAACATTTTTGTACCAAAAATTTCATCAAGAGCCTTAATTTTATGAACTGAATCCAACATGTGTGATTCAATTAAAGTAGAAGCGATACCCTTGACAGATTCTTTTGCTCCCTTTGGAAGCTTTTTAATTGTATCTATCATTTGTGGAATTGGTAATTCAAGAATTTCATTTAAATCACTTACCTCATACATAGATTCATATAAATCTTTTACAGATTTATTCTGTTCTACAAAATCTTCATCTTCAATAATAATTCTTGGCAAATAAATATTTGCATTTTCACGAGTTCTAACAAGATAAATCAAATCTCTATATTCGACGTCTACTACATCTCCGCAGTCTGCCCAACTGTAAAGAATATGAGAACGACTACCTTCAATATAAAGACCGCCACTCACAATTGAACGACATGGAATTGTATCTTCTGGTGAAAATATCTTCTGCTGAGTTTTTGTCTCAGATACTTTATTTTCTGTATTATTTGTATTATTAGCTTCAGTATTTGTTTTCTTTGTATATGCCATTTCCTTCTATTCCTTTCAAAAAAGAGAGTGGAATAAACCACTCTCTTTTTAATCATTTTACTCTAAAGTCCACTCACCATGATATCTTGTCATAAGAGTACCAACACCCATACGTCTCTGTACCTCATAAGACTGCATATCATCCTTAGTAGCACCTTTTTCGTTTACTTCAAGTTCTGTCTCACCATAGTCAACAAACTTAATAAATCTATTATCAACTGCTGGCATGATGTAGAGTTTCTTGTTATCTACAATAGGAGTAGCAAGAGTTTTATCTGTGAACTTCTGTGGAATCTCCATAAGAGGTGTTCCTTCATAACCACCGATAATACCTGTGTTTGCTACAGATTCCTTGATTGAATTAGCAGGATCTGCCCAATCAACCTTTGTAAGTGCGTTAAGAGCCTTTAATGCTGTCTTTGTACCCATAATAACAACACCACTTTCGTTAGCTGCGCCAACCTTCTCGATAATTGCATCAAACTGAGCCTTTGTAGAAGCGGCTAATGCACCAGTACCCTTAAGAGTAGCAGGAACAGGAATAAGGTTTACGCCATTTGCAAACTGAGAAGAGATAAGTGTCTGAACTTTTAACATATAAGCCTTAACAACAGCGTCTACAAATGCGCCCCAGTCCTTACGACCTGTTAAGAAAAGACGAATATCTGTACCAACTTTGATACCATATACTGCTGTATCAACATGGTAAGACTGACCAGAACCAAGTCTCTGTAAAGACAGATCATGGCTATCGCCTGAAACCTTACTTACAGTAAGAATAACTTCATCATCAGCCCAGAATTCATTTACATCTCCATCTTTCATGTTCTTTGACTCAACATAATTGTTGAAAAACTCATTCTCTGAAAGTCCATGAGCAATCTGAGTATCAAGAATTTCCTCAATTACTTCGAAGAACTGTGTTCCTCTCTCAGAATTTAAAGCTCTCTTGATCTGCTTGTTACTTGAATCTTTAGTAAGACCAAGATAATCAAAACAAGCCTTTCTAATTGTGTCACTAGCTTCTGCTTTAGAAATTACACGATTAGAATCAGTATCATAAATTTCACGACCTGCACCGAGGTCAAACATAAGATTTTTTACACTTGTATCTAACATTTGTTTAATTCTCCTTTCTGTTAATTACGCACCCTTTACAGCAAGCTGTTTTGCAACTGTGCTTGTGCCATAAGCTTTTGCTTCAACTGCTTCTGGATATTTCTTAGGATCTTCTTTATATCCAAGAGCTGCCTTATTTAACTCAATGATGTCACCAGGTCTTAACTGATAAGCTCTTACTTCTGAACCCTTTGGATTGTAGAAGTTTTCTTCCTTCTTGAATTCATTTGTCCAAGTCTCATCAATAAGTGCTACGCTAGAAACAAAAAGAGTACCCTCATCACAAGTCTCAATTTCAACGTAATAATTTCCGTTAGATGCCTTTGCAACAACAGAGCCTGTTACTGCACCAGCAACTTTTGCCTTATAGTGATCAAGTTCTACAAAGTCACCCTTTCCAATGAAAACACCATTAGGTGTGTCTTCTGTTACAGTTACTGAATAAATATGTGCTCCACCATTCTGAGCAAGAGCTTTTGCTACTGCACCAGTTGGGAACTTCTGGATGTTATATTTAATAGCCATTAATTTTTCCTCCTTAAATTTTTGCATTAAAAAAGACACTCAATTTGAGTGCCGTTACAATGATTTATATTTCTTGTTTTATTTGCTAAAAAGATTTCCGTAACGGTTATCTTTCTTAGACTTGTTTACATTAGCGAATACTTTCACGGTTGACTTTTTCTGAGTTTTCTCAGTAGTAGCTGCGAAAGTTTTCATATTAGAATCCGCATAGATAAGTTTTGCTTCCTTCTCTAAATCTTCGAGAGAGTAGTTATCCATATTTGTATACAGTTTCTCAAAATCCTTATTAATGAATTTTCCTTCTTCATCTTTTTCAGAAATAGAAGCAAAGTTTTCATTTGTAAGAATTTCCTCACGCTTTGCATGAAGTTCATTCTTTTCTGCTGTTTCCTTAAACTCTTTGAGCGCAGCGTAATTTGAACGCATAGACTGTAGCTCTGCAAATTCACTATCTGTCAAAAGTTCACGATGTAAATTGTATCTTTCTCCATCAAAAGCTACGTTATCACCGTCTTTTGTATAGTTCTGACCAAAGATTTTATCACCATTCCAGTTCTCATATGTAAAATGATCATCGTAAACAGCATTGATAAAGTACCACTCATTATCAGCATCTTCATATTCAGATAAAAGCTGGTAAAGTGCATATCTTGTATCTTCATGACTAATTTCATATGTACGAACAATCTTTTCAAAAGTCTGACTTTTTCCTTCATCACCATCTGAATCAGAAGTTCCTTCACCATTACTTTCTCCATCATTGGAAGGCTCACCAGATTCTCCGTTATCTGAATTGTCTCCATCTGAATTGTCATCATCAAACATCTCAGCGAATTTTGCTTCAAGTTCCTCATCTGACATTTCTGCATAGTTGAATGTTACATCTTCAGCAGTCTTACCATATTTGGCAAGTAACTCTTCAAATTTTGTCATTTTGTTATTTGTTCCTCCTTCCTTTGATTTTTGATTTATATCAAAACTCTCAAGAATATTAGTTAATTTCTCTAAAGTTTCAACCAATTTGTTGTCTGTGTTAAATGTTACTGTTTCCGCATTTACAGCAAAATCTTCAATTTTGAAATTGCTTCCTGCCATACCAGGAGATACATCCTTTGACAGAAGAGTAAGACCTGATACATAAAAATCATCTAACTGCAATGTTTTATTAGCAGTATTAAATGATAACTCCCTAATGCACAATTCCACTGAACAATCTACAGTTCCACGTCTATTTAGAATCTCAATAGCATCTTGACAATATTCGTCATATAAATATCCATGTAAAACTGCACGATTTACGCCAGCGTCTTCGTCATATTCAATAGTAGTCTTAGTACCATCAATAACACCGATAGGCTGTTCTTCATATACAACTTTGTCATTACCATCCTTGTCAGTAGTCACATAATAATCATGACTACCGAAATCTAATTCATTATCTGAATTGGTAGTGATATGTGCTAAGATTGGGCGAAAGTTTGCCGATGGGACATTTTCATTAAAAGATTCTTCTGAGATTTCCGATTTATTAAGATTGACATGATCGTGAAATGCACGACTGACGAATGGGGTAAGAGACTCTTTATGTTTATCTTCATCCTTGGAAGTTTTTTCAAAATTACCATTCATACGAACCATAAGTTCTTTACCGAATTCATTACTATCAAAATGAGCAAAATTATTTTTTAGACAGAATTCATACAGCTCATCAATAGACATAATTCGTCTTTTCTTCTTTTTTGGCATTATTTAACCTATTCCTCCTTTCTTAATTGATACACCACTCAAGATAGGAGAGTGGTTAAAATGTTAGCATGTTGCTATACTGAATTTTATTGTTTGTATTTTCAAAAGTGAGAGAGTGGTTATTCAAAAATGTTACCACGTTCCCATCTTGAGATACCAATTTAAAACCTTCTTTGAGAAGATTTTCCTTTGTCTCCTTGTCGGAGGTTTTAATAAAATTGTATTTCATATTAAGATACCACCTTATTTAGCCTTTAGCCTTATCTTTTTTATCACGACTAGCTTCGCCATCATCTGAAATTTCGTCATCAGAAAGAGTAGGTTTAACTCCTTCATTATCACCTGTATTTGATGTTGTATGTGAACTTTGAACTGGGACAAAATTAAGATTTAAACATTCGTTTTCTAAGAAATGAAGAGACAATGTTTCTCTTTCTGAAAAACCATTTAGACTATTTACCAATAATTTTGGCGCAAGACCGTATGTATTGTCTTTGAGAATATTATCTTTATAAGCATCTTTTGTATAAACAGATATTTCGATAAACTTAACAAAACTTGGATTATCAACATAATAAGATATAATTCTATTTACAATGGCTTGTGTCTGAGGTAAAAGCATAGAGATAGCGAATTCTGTATCTGCTCTAATGGCAGCATTAAATGCCGTAGAACCTGAAATAGAACTAGAATTTAAGATTTGCGCTCCACCAGAAGTATTAAGAACTGTTTTTGTAGCGTTTTCAACCTTATTTGTATCTGTTGCCTTGTCACTATCAAAACTAATTTGATTAATTTTTCCAGGAATAATAGCAGCAGAAGTATAGTCAGGTAAAGCTTCATTTACCATTCTCTGCCAATAAGGTAATACTAAATCTGGATCAACTTTCCACTCATTTACATCGTCTGCACCAGACAATGTTTCAAGTTCCATCCAAATCATTTTGTATATTTCCTGTTGATCTGCAATACTCTGAATATCTTCAAGATCCAATAAATTTATTAACGAATTTAACAATCCACTAAATACAGGAACAATAGTTTCCCAGTCTTCAGCATGAAATTTCAAACATACACCTTGCTCTCCAATTGGTTGCCATTTACTTTCTCCGCTTTGCTGCGATTTATTATACATAGAAACAAACGGTTCACCCCAAAGGTCTAATAAGTCTTTGTTTCTTTTAAAATAATCCATATTCATCGTAAATGTAAAATCTCCTGTGTCTGTATATACACCAGAAATTCTACAATAATCCGCTGGAAGTGGGAGAATAACGAATGGCGTTTTCCCATCTGACTCTGGGTTGAAATAATAACAACCATAAAATACGTCTTCTCTAAAACATGTCATATATGCTTTGAGAAATTCATACTGTAAATTCATTTTATCAAGAACCTTTAGCGTATCATTGTATGATTTTACCATCGCATCTTTATCATTATCTTCAACCAAATCATAATCGGGAATAACAGTTCTCGCATCTAAACAAAACATATTCGCATTATATGCAATTAATCTGAAATATACTTGTGAACGATAATAAAGATATCTTGATAAATTTCGTAAATTGACCTCATTAGAAGTAATATTCTGTAAATAACTTCTCAGATCTTCTTTGTTAAAATTGCTAATAGTAGTGTAGGTTGTCGATTTTGACGTATCTCTAAAATTAGTAAGCGCATCATTTGCTGCATTAAAATTTTCAATTCTACGCTTATTTTTTTCATAGAATTCTTTCATCTCAGCAGCCGTAGGCTGTTTTGATTGAGTAGAAGACGTATTGTTTGTCTTCTTAATTGTATTTGTAGTAGCAGGTGCATTAGCATCCGCTTTCTTTGTTCTTGGCATTTTTCGTTAATGCACCTCCTTTAATTAAACATTGAGAATCGCTTACCTTGACGGATTGGAAGTTTGTTGATAAGACTCTCGACATCTGTATTCTTTGGTTTTAATTTAAATCCTAAATCTTGACAAATTTTAAAATTGTATTCAAGAGATGAAAATCGGTCTTTACGCATTCCTGGTTTTTCTACAATTTTTATATTTGTTCCTTTTATCTCGTGATCAAGATTTATTAATTCATTAACCATCAGAGAAGTTTGTATATATGGTAATTTTAATAACGCTTGTTCCTTTGATGTCATCTTAGAATATCCACGAATCTTTTTTACTAATTCTTCTGCTTCAAATTCAGAAGTAAGAAGATTAATAGAGCCATTCTGAAATCCGGCACGTAATGCAATGGCTGCCTTTGTATTAAAATCAGCAGTAGCTTTAATAGACCATACGACCTTATTTGCATTTCTAATTTTACATCTATCAGCCATATTATCATCATTAATACAAGTCATTGCTTCATATGTAACTCCATACTCAGCATCATACTGAGGTTTAATTATAAAATCATAAACGCCAATACCTTGTCCGTTAGTATCCAATACCAAATCTGTACAATTGAATTGATAAAATAATCTCATAACAAGAATACCTAACTCGTCTGTAGTCATTCCTTCATGCGTTTCTATATAAACAATATTAGATATATAATCATTTTTTTCTGTTGGAATAGCAGAATTGATTATAAGAGCAGCAGCATCATTATTATGCTTTTTACTTGCAAGCAAAGCTACATCGACTGATAATATTCGTTTTTCATTTGGAACTAATTCTGGAATTTTGATTTGATGATTTTTATAAATTTCAAGAGGATAGAAAGAATTTCGTATCTTTCTCCTTGGAGATATATCATCGAATTTAAAGAAAGCACCATCAGTATCACCATACCATTCAGCACCCATTTCCATTTTAAATGCAGTAGGATCAAAGTCTGCCTCAGACATTTCATCCTCGACCTGCTCACGAGATAATAAACCTTCTCGTATAGCACACTGATAAGGTAAACCTACGCAAAAGTAACGCTTAGTATCATCAAGCATGTTTGCATAGTAAGCTTTTAATTTCTCGAAACTCCAATGAGACTTATACCACGCAGATGACATATACATTTCGATGTTACGCTCCTGAAGATGAGTATATTTTGGATTATTAAGATAACCAGGCGAACGTGGAGCTGTTAAGAATTTACGAAGAACTGTATTAATTGTATTCAAATCAACCATCCTGAACTCATCCACGACTATAAGCGTTGCTCTGTTGTGACGAGCCGAGTCATTTGAACTAACGATTTTTATCCAACTACCATTACGAAAATCAACATGGGCATTATTTATTGAAGTAGAAATTTCAGAAATTTCAGAACGAAGATTAGCTGAACCCCAACCATAATTTTTCATAAAGTCATCATTTATCTTTTGAATGACCTCTAGTGATTGAGATTTATATCCAGAAGCCACACAGATTTTTGTCCCAGGATACAGGATACAACGCACAACACAGTACAAACTTGTCAACCATGTCTTGCCACTACCACGACTTGCAATATACATAAAGTTTGTACTAACCATCATCATGTATATTAAAATCTTTTGAAATAGCTTTAATTTCACATTCAAATATTCGAGTACAAATCTTTGTGGATTTTTCCTATAGAATGAAGCCCAATAAGCAACTCCTTCTAATACACGCTCAGATTTTTCTTGATATACTTCTTGTAATGACTTTTTCTTTTCTTTCTTTGTGGTAGCCATAATTATTCATCATCCTTGCTACCAAAAATCTTATCAAATAGAATTTCACTATCTGATTCCTCATCATAAGATGGTGGATTAACAGTATATTTTGCCATTACTCGTTCATATATATTTGAAAATCTGTTTTTCAGACCAAGCATTTTTGATGCGTGACCTCTATAAAAAGCATCTATGTAAGTACCAATTTTATCAACATCTGCAAGTTCTGGATCTATATCAGGAAGAGGGCGTGTTTCCTCATATTTCTGAATTAATGTACCCATTGTCTGAGCATCTGAAAATGTATCAAGTGTATTTTGTTTTGGCTTTAGATTACCTGTATCAAGCCATTGCTGATAAGAATAATCCAGATCTTTTGTAGAAGCCCCTTTTTTAATTGCATTACGCTTCATCAATTTAATAACTGATAGATTTTGGAATGTTTCTTCCTGAGCCTTTTGTGAACAGTCATATCTCGAAATCCAGTCTTGGTACTCATTTTCAAGGAACATCAGTTCTTCATTATTATAATCCGTGCCAAATCTCTTTTTTGCTGCACGTAATGTTTTTTGTACAATTTTTACATCTTCCTCTGTATTATTTTCTATATCATCAACAGAGAATTCAGAATCTTTATATGTTTTTTGACTATAATCGTTCAGGCTTCTACAAATTACGATCCACTGTTGAACAGCAGTGCTTCTTATTTTTTCTCCTGTTTGTTCAGAGAGTTTTTGTAGCTGCTCATTATAAACATTTTCGTCAAAATACCAATTAAGTCTTCTAAATGTTTCTATGGTTTTCTCACGATTATCAGTTCGTATATTATTTTTTTTGTCATAGTCAGTACATTCGTTTAATATACATTCTTTGCAAGCATAATGTTCAATACCATCAGGACTTGCCTTAGACGAGTAGAATGTTGCTGCACTTTTCCATTGTCCACAATGGCTACAATATATTAGCTCATTGTTCATAATACGCTGATAGAAATTTGCAAGCTTTTTATATTCATTTCGCAAATTCACAACTGTAATTTTCTTTAATTCAGCGTCTGAAATTGGTTCTAAAACTTTAGCCATTGTTTCACCTTCTTTCTTTTTATTCCAATAAAAAAGAACTAACTTACATAAGCTAGTTCAGGGTATTTATATTTCCATATATAATTCTTATGAATATATGTTTTATTCTTCAAACACTTATTTATCCCATAGTTCGAAAATCCTTCAATTGAATTTACTGATGACCATTCTTTTATTAGATTTTCATTTATATCATATTGAAGAATGGGAATTGTTTTTAGTTTTGAATGTTTTAATCTATCTATTCTTTCATTTAATAATTTTTCATCTTTTTCATATAACCAAAGAGATTCATGATACCATGTCATATTACCATTACAACACGATCTTATAGAACCATCATCATGTCCTTCCGACAATGCTTCAACTGCGTTATTCCATCTTTTGATTAAATCACCAGACGGAGAATATTGTAGCACCGTAAGAGTTTCATTATTTTTCTTATCAGTTAATTCTTTTTCTATAGATTTTCTTGTCTTGTCATATAAACTTTCGTTACCTGTATATTTCCATATATAATTCCTATAAGAAATACGTTCACCAGTACATACCCGTAATATTTCAGAAGCACTTCCTTTTATATTTTTCGAAGCCAATTTTGCAGAATCCCATCTTTTAATAAGTCTATTATTCATAGAATATTGAGAAACTGGTGTGTCATTTTTATGTATAAGGATATGGTCTTCAAGTTTAAATTTATCTAAATCCTTTTTATAAATCCATATATATCCGTATGCTTTTTTATATTTATCTCCATCACAGCAACGTTTGATTCCACTACATGAATCTTTTCCTAGATAATCACCAGCTTCTCCTGCGGATACGAACTCATTTAAAATATTTCCATTAAGATCAATCTGTAAAATCGGTTCAGGATTTTGAATCATTCGCATTTTAGCAATTTCTTCATCTGTATGTTTATATCCACGACAACCTAAACCGCCATCTGCTAGATTATATCCATGTTCTTGATTTTGAGAATCATAATATTTAATCCAATATATTTCTCTTTCGTCAAGCAACTCTAAAGAACATTTTTCTAATTTTGAAAATTCAAAATTATCTTCTCCATATTTATTCCATGCACCTTGTAAATGTCTATTATGATGTCTATTGCCACGTAAGTCGCTTCTATGATGCAACCATCTGAATTTTAAATCGTATGTTTGTCCAATGTATTTCTTTCCATTAATTTTATTTGTAATACAATAAATTCCACCATCATAATTTTCATTTTTACTTTCTTCATTTCGTTTGTAATTACTCATAACATTTCTCGCTTTCCACTCGCAAAACCAATTAAAATAGAGTGAGAGAGTAGTGCGAGTATCTACTATACTGAAGCTCATGACTTCTTCAGCTTCTCACCCCATAATCCAACTACCTGCAACCGAAACAGTAACAATCCTCTCATAGTTGGCTAAATATATATTCTCTTTTTAAATACAAAAAGAGATCAGTAATAATACTGATCTCTTTCAAATAATCTTTACAATATTTTTTACAAGTTGTCACGTAATGCTTTTGCTTTGTCTGCAATCCATGTTCCAGGAAAAGCGTTCATTATTTCTCCCAATAAACCATATGCAGTTGCAGAATTAGAAATTTCTCCATCTTCAATTTTTTCAATAATTTCTTCGGCAGAAGCCATATCTGTAAAATTCCACGCCATAATATTCACCTCCATATAACAATTATTGCATGTTAGATAAACAAAAGCAACATAAAATTATATTGAAAGTGTAATTCACTTCACTTAGCACACCTTCTACGATTTGAACATAGACCTAACGATTTTGGAGATCGTTGCTCTACCAATTAAGCTAAAGGTGTATATTTATGTTGAATTATTTATTAATATGTTATATACTTAATAAGTAACCAATAGTTTGTTTTTAAAAGGAGGTATAATATGAACAGAGAAGGAACTGGGAAGTTTAATACCGATTCAAGTGGACATACTTATAGGTACGACAAAGGTGGCGGATCTGATATTGATACATCAGATAAAACCCAACGTGAAAGCGACATAGGACACATTCCTGGAAGATATCAGTGGGAAGAAACCGTTGATGTTTCGGCAGATGATGAAGATAATGACAACACAGAAGATGATTAAAAATTAATATTATTAAACATCGTATAAGAGATTATCATATTTGATAATCTCTTATATTTTATTTATTTTTTATTAAATTCATTAATAAAAATCAATAGCTCTAACATCCACACCGAATAAACGATGACCTCTGATTAGCAATAAGGTGCAATACCAACTCTGCCAATACTACATAACAAAAGAGCCATCTCCAAATGAAATGACTCTTTCTTTACCAATCAGTCGCCAAACTGATTATAACTGTATAGGGCGGTAGTAAGTGTTGAGCTTGCACACCTAAGTTTCGTATGCATCCCCAAAATAGGTTTTGGTATCAGGTTTACCGCACGAAATAGGGCATAACGGACTCGAACCGATACTCATGGAATGAAAATCCATTGTCTTACCTTTTGACTAATGCCCCATATTTAGGGTGGAAGAATACCACCCATTATTTTATAGAATAACTTCTGTTTCACCTTCAAACTTAGTGTTCAAGGCACGAATCTCAGCAAGCTTCTTACCGATTTCTTCCTGAATCTTAGTTGCGAAAAGTTCAACTTTTGCCTTGCCAAGTTTCTCAACACTATCAAAAGGTGCTTTGACTTCTGATTCTGGAATCTTTGTAACATCTACAGAGAATGTAATGTGAAGGTTTTCATCTACAACAAATGACTGGTTGATAATATCTTTTAATTCAACAGAGATAATAGTTGAATCATCAACTTCACTATCAGTTGTAACTGGATCTCCATTAGAGTCAGCTTTCATATTAGATTTAAAGGATATCTTAGAATATTCGATTGTTCTGACAAAATTATGTAACATATCTTTTTCAGTAGCAGCATCAGTATCAGATGTACCTAATTCTGCGACAGAAATATCTACACCAATAATATTTTCATCAATAGTTTTGCTAATATTTAATTTCATGAATTTGTACCCTCACTTTCAGTTTCATTTGCAATTACCTGTTTATATCCGTCTCTAATAGCCATAAATAAATCACGCAATACTTCTTTATCAATAGAGCAATCTAAATTTGATGTATCAAACTGTGGATCACTTACTGAAAAATCTAATGTCCCGTCATTCCGTGGCACGAACAAAATTTCCACATTGTTGTTCAAGAGCAAAGTAATAGAATCTATCTTTTCACCATTATTGGATGTAACTTTACGAACCTGTCCAACTTTTAACGGCTCTTGCTCAATAATCAATCTACTTGCCATTATATACACTCCTTTCTTTTATTTTTCGTTTTCCTTTTAATCATTAGGTGTTAGGTGGGATTTGAACCCACGATATTCAGAACCACAATCTGACGCTTTAACCTACTAAGCTACTAACACAGCAACTCTATTGGGAATCGAACCCAAATCTTCCGATAGACAGTCGGATATAATTACCTTTATACCATAGAGCCATAGCTGACTTGGTGGGACTTGAACCCCACAACGCCTCGATTAACAGTCGAGTGCTCTACCATTGAGCTACAAACCAATATTAAAGCATAGTAGGAGAAGTGATGAAGTTCTCTCCATATTAGTCATCAACTAAAAATGTTTAAAACTACTATGCTACAATAATATCAGCATAAAGCACTAACTAGCTGATATTGGACTGTACACATCCAGTTATTTAGAATATGGTCGCTTATCAGCAACCTAATTCATGCTTCCTAATTATTCTCTACATATTTTCAGTCTTCGGAGCAAAGACCTCTCGATAAGGTTTAATGACTCTTATCCGTCAATTAAGGTTCTCATTAACGTAGAGAAGCACGAACATCTTCTCATTTCTGAAGGCTGAGAGAAACCGATGATCCGAGATGTTGGTAGGAAAGAAGTAGGTCTTACAATGCTACATGAATAGCAAATGCCAAGATGTGATACTTTTATATTCTCTATTTGATAGTGGAAGAATGATGTTAGACGAAAGCTTCATCGGGATTATCTACAAATCAGAAAGTGATTTTTGTTCTACTTGTTTTATTTCTCCATCAGCAAAATATTTTGCAAATTGCTCATCAGCATCAATATCCTTGTACACCGCAACCATATCAAGCGAATTCCAACCGACTAGCATTTGAATTACATCATCGGGAAGACCGCTTCGAGAACAAGAGGTGGTAAAGAAATGACGAAGACTATGAAAATAAAAGTCTTCTCCCAAATGTTTGCTGAATGTATCTGCCCAACTGTCAAGAGTGCTTGAATCCATAGGTTCATCTATATATTCTCCATTTACTTTCTTTGGAAATAACCATTCTGATTCAATTCCGTGTTCTTTTCTATAATTCATCCACAAATCAAAATATGGCTTAAACGGTTTTGCAAGTGTATATGCCACTAACATTTTTCCACGAGATCCTCTTCCTTTTGTTTGAATCTTTTCAGGTGTTTTATATAAAGAACCATATATAATATTTTCGTCATCGAAATAAGACACTTTGAAGCGTGGTAATTCACTTTTACGTCTACCGCTAAATGCAGCTAATGCTAAAATACAAGCCTTGTCATACTTGCCTTTTTCAACCCAATAATCAAGCATTCCCTGTACTTGTTCATCAGATAATACAGTTTTAGTGAATACTTTCTCATTTGCAGGATTTTCAATTTTGCGTATAATTGGTTTAAAATTTTCATACTCATCGTCTAATATAGCTTCTACATAATTTGAAAGAGAAGAGAGAGTAGATTTTACTCTACGCATTCTAGCTGGCGACCATTTATATTCAGTAAGGCAAAAACTCTGATAACGAGCAATGTCTCTTTTAGATAAATCAATAAAAAATTTGTTGTCACAATGCTGAAGTAGATAAACCCAGAAAATGTAAAGGTCACGTCTATATGCATTGATTGTATTCGGAGATCTATCTACTGAACGAAGATAATCCAAAAAATCATTTCCTAATCCGATATTTTCTTTATTACACTGAGCCAATAACTCATCAGTAACAATATTATTATGCTGTATTTTTCTACCCATCAAATCTCACTTCCTTTCGTATATAATATTCTTCATAATAAATGCTCAATTACTCATGACTTTAGTTATGAGTGTGCATTCGCACCTTTATCAAAAGTGGACGACTGAGGTTACGATCCTCACAAAGACCAATCTCGCCCATAACAAAAAGAGTGTGTAGCATATACCACACACTCTTATAAGACATATTTTCTTTTTAACCTCTAAATCGACCTTAAAACGCCAAATATGTCACTAATAACATAAATTTAAAACATTAACATAAAATATGTTACAATCAACAAATCATGTTAAAATCTCAAAAGATCTACAAATAAAGGATGCAGATATCTATTAGTATTATATGTAAAACGAGGTTCTACAACGTCTGGAAAACTACATAAATATTCCCAATAGTTATCATCGTGAAAGTGTTCATCCCAATCTTCATCAAACTTTTTTACAGCCTCATCATACTTATCTTTAGATACCTTTTTACCATTAACCTTATAAGTTACTTTAGCATCTTCAGTAGATCCATTATCTTCATAATCATCCTCAGATTCATCAATCTCAGTAATATTAAATTCACGCATAATACATTTAGAATCTTTATTCTGTTTTACAAAACCTGAATTTACATCACCATGAACAAACACAATATCTGTTGAATCCGTATAAATATAAGTATCTTCATTACATTTAGCTGCTTGTACCCATACGCTCATATCGTCATCAATGGTAAGTACAAAAGCGTCATCATAGCCATCCCAACAAGGGTGGTTGAGGTCATTACAAGACACTAATTTATAATTTGTATTTTTAATTAGAAAATTAAGAATCTCAATCATTGCATCATATTTTGCAACAACTAAAATTCTTGAATAGTCCTTTTCTTTTGTGTGAATAAACAATTTGTCATAAGTATCATCTAAATATTCCACAAAATCATATACATCTTCAAAATTGAAAGTCTTCAATCTTTGTCACCACCCTTGATTACGCAAGTGTCTTAACTGACTTAGTAATAGAGAACTTGATCTCATCATGTTCAGGTACTGACCAAGCTTTACCACCTGCAAGTGCAGCAACACCAGACTTTTCTGCTACATGCTTTACTGAGAAACTACCAACACCAGGAAGAGGAATCTTCTCTGTCTTATTATCCGCAAGATTATCAAATACACACTCTGTAAAAGCTCTAAGAATCGCTTCTGTTTCCTTCTTTGTAATCTTATACTTTGCTTCCTCCAAATCAGCGTTCATAATATCTGTAGCTCTCTCTGAAACTTCCTTAATCATAATATCCTTTTTCATGTTTTTTAAACTCCTTTTCTTTCCTTAATATTTTTATATCTTTTGGCAATTTTTTATTTTATTGCCGAAATAATAATAAAAGAGGGTAGCGGCTATAATGAGTCCACTCCCTCGCATACGGCTTCGTCAGCCAAATTAACCATAGGTTATTTCCGTTTGTTAAATGCCAGTCGGATTCTGGTCATGTAATAGCAATCATTTTTATTTGCATTTTTACTTTGCAACTGTTTTTGATTGAAATTAGTATTTTAATTTAATTCAATAGGGTAGTAGGCTTTTACACCCTTATCTGTACAAATACAAACCATCTGTGACGGTTTACCTGTTAATCTCTTTTCAATCGTATATGAATCCCCACATCCTGCAAGTGATCCACCACGAATCATCTTTACACCATTTGTTTCATCCACGGAACATACGTGCAAGTGTCCATAAGTAATTGCGTATGGAACAAACCCTAGTGCTAAACATAAGTTTTGTACACCAGATTTATTAAATCCGTCATAATCACCATGTACAGCGATATATGATTTTCCTCTAATTGAAATATCTGCAATTCCAGTATCTATATTTCTGTGCAACACATGAAAATTATCAATGTGTTTCAGAGACAGTTCAACAGCCCAACTAATAATATCATCCAATCTTTCGTCATGGATTGCATCATCTTTACGATCCATACGAGTATGGTTTCCTGCAACATTTGACATGAATACTGTCTCAAAATATAAAGATAATTCATAGCAGAATGATGATATTAACTCTGTGGCAATTTTTATCTGTTCAATTACATTCTCTCTATTTGTTACTTGAATAGACTTGTGAATATTACCTGAAATAAGATCACCTTGAAGACTTACATAACAGTTTTTAGATTTATGTAATTGATGAATAGAAATTACTTCATTTAATAATTGATTAAGTCTATCTTTTGCAATATCTGTGTTGTATTTACCAAATATAGAATTAAACGTCTGACCAATATGTAAGTCACTTAAAATAATTAGCATATCATTATCAGAATTAATAGAAACATTATCATGTTTATTGAAATTTGTTCTGCCAAGAGAGACAAGTTCAGATTCTAATTTGTCAAGTTTTTCTTCAACCCTAGCATCTGCAAAATTTTGTTTCTGCCAAGCATTTCGTTCATCTCTAAACTGTATTTTCTTGCGTTCTAACTCACGTTTTTGAATTTCAATTTCTTTTAACTGAGCATTAGAATCAACGAATTTTGATTGGTTGGCATCTAACATCTTCCTAAATGCCTGATATTTTTTGCGATAAGTGCTTTCACCATAATCATTACCAGTAAGTTCATTGATTATATTTGCTACATCCTGCCAAGAACCTATCTGATCTTTATTTTCGCATATTCTATAGATAAGTTCTTCGTCTGATTCTCCATTATATCTTTTATAGGTTGTAATGACATCCACCTACTCTCTATTCTTCAGCAGCCTCAATAGGCTCATCAAGTTCTTCCTCGTCCTTAACTTTAATGTTGATTTCAATAGGCGCACCGTTAAAACCTGATAGGAGAGTAGACAACTTTTTCTCTTCTCCGTCTACATCAACTGTTAAATTGTCACTATCTAAAATTCCTGCAACCTTCATTGCAGTTGTAACCGTCTTTTTATAAGCAAAATTTGCCATTTCCTTTTAATTCCTCCATAACATTAAAAATTCCTACCAGACTTATATCTGCTAGGATTACAATAATTATCTTTTTTACCTTTTTGTTTTCGAGTGTCTAATATTTCCTGAATTTTATCACGATATTCCTCATTATTACTTAATCTGTACATACTAATGAGAGTATAATTACGTGAATTTAATGGAATTTTACCATTGCACACATTATGAATTACAGTCTTTGCCAGCTGCTTACTTTTCATATGTGTATGATAATCGCCTTCAATGTCAGTACGTGTTACTCGAAATGTTCCATCTTGCAACTTATCAATTGCGAAATCTTGTTCATTCATAGGCAGAACCTACTTAACGAATCTATCTTCGATGTAACGCTTATTTCCACACGTCTTGTAGTAACCTACGTGTTCACCTTTACGATCAACATATCCATGTTTTGTATTGCGGATTACACCTTCAGATAATAACTTTTCGACCTCATTTTTAGAAATCTGTTTAATAATTTTTCACATCCTTTGATTTATTTTTCCTGCTAAATAGCAAGAGAGTAGCTGGCTAAGTAGGACTCGAACCTACAACCTTTTCCTTAACGGGGAATTGAACTACCTTTGTTCTACTAGCCAAAATTAGAAAAATCCGATGACTATACAATCAGAAAGAAAGCACAGCCATCGGCACATAGAAAGAGGGGGTATTGAGAAAATCGAAATAATGAATATATAATTATAGCAACTGCACCCCTTCGGGCTACTTCTAATAGACGCACTAATATTCAGTCAATGCAAATACAAGTCTGAGCATACATACCGTCGTATATATACTTCTTGTACTATGGGAAACACCCAACATAGTGCATACGGAATTGGTTATCCGTAAGCCTCGTCCATCATTCAGAATCGTTAATATATTGTAATTTTCTATGTACTTAATTAAAATATACATTCTATTATGACTACCTTGGACTACTACTTCCTGCAACTCATCTTATTGTGCAAATTTCTTTACACTCACGGCAGAACTGACTTATTTGGTATTCCCTTACTTACCTCCTATAAGTTACCAGCTCATAGGCATCAGGGTTCAGCATTGCAGTGCAACTCTCTATTACGTCAGCGATGAGAACAGAACTTTTTACTACGCTTATTATTAGTACACATGCTTGTCTTTAGTGGTTTCCACAGTATTCTAAGATATCTCACGACATTTCGAAGCACACAACTATAAAGTATCCCATATAATAATATGCCGACATCCACATGCTCTCAGCACGGTGATTAAACCGATCTTCACTGAGTTCCAATAACTATAATTATATATTCATTATTCAATTGTATTTCTTATTAATCTGCTTATAAACGCCATTATCTTTGACAGATTATTTACTTCCACAGAAATGCATGGTACAGTCTCGCTTGCTGAACTTAACTGGTTTTGCACACCATACACAAGTTTTTCACATGGCTTTACAGCAACTAAAATATATCCATGTGTTAGACGAAATATTATAATGTCTCTCGACAATTATATATTCTCTGGTTTATCAGCCAAGAAAAGCTGATTTCATTGTTTTTCTTTATGTAATTGTTTTATTTCTTCTTTAAATCTATGGCTGAATTCACCATTAAGATATAATAGAAAATCTGAATTGATTGTTCCATTATTACAGAAATTAAGATTAGACTGCTCAGTTGGTATATATCTTGAAGTTACTTTTAGTCCAGGGAATATTTTTAATTCACTATCTTCACTATCACTAAGTTTATCCTTTACCAAATCTCGCAAAGACGATAGTATTCTTCCAATATCTCTTGCAGAGCAGCCTGTATCGTTTTGAATTTGATTTATTATAGATCGTTGATTATAATATTTTCTTTCTTGTTGTATTGTAAATCACCCCTTTGAAATACAATGAAGTAGGGTAGTAATCATAAAAAATAATAAGCAGAAAACTACCCTCTCCTATGTAACTTAAATTTGGTCACGAAATTCGTTATCTAAGACTTACTCGATTTCCGAATTTACTTGTTTTTTTGTAATTTTAAACCCAATATTAAATAATTTAATATCAGAGCCATTATCTTCTAATTGGAGAATTTCATTTTTAGATTGGATAATAGCTTTATTAAAACTATCATTGCCACAAAGATACAAAACTTCTAATAAAAGATTTTTGATTTGAGAATTTTCTTTATCCTCAAGAGAAGAAAGTAAACGATATAATGTTGAAAAACCAATTGTTTCTGATTCAATATCTGCAATTAAATCAACTTTAAGCTTATTTGCTTTATCATTTCGTTCTTCTTTTGAGTCGGAATCAATGGCGAATATATTCTTCCTTTCATTTATGTATTTCTTTAAAATACTATAAATCCGATTTATCTGTTTTTGATTTATACTAGATGTCCTAAATAAAGAGTTATCTAATATAGATACAAATGGAAGCCAATCCTTCTTATAAGGATTTTTAATTTTAAATCCATTGATAATGGTTTGTAAATAATCCATCGAGGTGTGACATTTACAATAATGTTTTTTGTCAGGATTATAATATCCCTTTTGTTTAGAAATATGAGAGAAGAAGTGTGGCATACGCTTTTTGCCTCTTACTAATTCGCCTTCTTCATTCTCTTCATATTCACGCACAAACTCATCATACTTTTCACGTAACTTGTCTAACTCCTTACCATTGTTGATAATAAATTCTTTCTTTGCCTTATCAATTTCAATTCCAGACATTACATCTAATTGACATATATCATAATACAATTCTTTTATGTCATTATAAGTTGCTCCATGATACATCTTGTCCCAAAGTAAAGAATTTAACTCTTGTGATAGATTAACAATCTCACCGATTTTATTTACAGATGTTTTAATATCAAGATCTGCTTGTTGTTCAGGCGTATAATATCTTTTAACTTTTGTTGAGCTTACAAATGATGTTGGCGTTTTAAATAAGTGATAATTTCTTTTAGCTGCACGAATGAGTTTTTCATTATCTGTCAACATTACTGTATCACTGTCGAAGTCAGCACCCGATAGTCTCTGCAATACATTTTCTCCAATAGAGTTAATGCACACAATTTCATTTGTAAGATTGAGATAACAATCTATCAATTTATTCTCTGTATTATGTGGAAGCCAAATGTTTCCAATTGTAACATGAGGTGAACGACTAGCAAGAAGAATTTTGTTATATTCAAAACGTGTACTATGTATGTTGCCTATTCCAATTTGACTCTTTCCTTCAAACTTACCGATTGATTGCTGTAGCATTTCTATTGGATTGCCAAGAAGAGTAGAATAATTACCATTGACATAGATATGTCCATTTTTGAGATTCTTGTAATATGAACGAAGTAAGTCAATAAGAAATTCTTGATAGTATTTTGTCTTAGTAAAATTATCATTTACACACATTAAGTTGTAAATTACATCATTCTTACTATTCATAGGTTTGTCCATAGGTGACATTTCATCAATATTAGGATATTTAATATAATAACGCACAACCTCTGGTCTATCTCTAAGCATTTGTGCAAAGTCAAGTGATTCCTGTAAAAATTCTCTTACTTCATCTTTTGACATCTGGAGGGTGTTGAGCAATTGATAATGTGTTTGTACTAAACGACCACCAAAGAAATGAGTTTTCTTATCATGTTTTACAACACCAAAATCAGGATATAAGTGATCAAGCCATTCGTTCCATGTACTAAATTTTAAATATTTAATACTGTTAGGTGTGGTAATTAACTTTACATCTTCAATGCATGTAGCTCTTGTTTTACCATTAAGCTGAGATACATCTGTTATATTATTATCTTTGAACCATTGTTGGATATTGCAGTTGAAACAACAAGACTTAAACATTAGATTTCTAAGTAGAAGCATACCATATTCTGAATAATCACCAAATAATGATACATCCATAAGAGATTGACCATCCCAAATTGTATTTGTAATTTCACAATTCTTTTCAGTGGTTTTAAGCCATCCATCTTCATCATGAGTCTCGATTACGTCCTCATTAAACACACTGTCATAATCATCAATTAAAAGAATATTTTCTGGTTTAATTGGAATGGTATCAATAATACTGCTTGATGGGAGAGCAATATATCCCTCATATGCGGCTAAATCAATTGGATCACCTTGATTGTATTTAAGACCGCCTGAACTAAATTTTAAAATTGGTTCATATAAATCTTCTCTGATAAAAAGGCATTTACCAACTCTTGCAGAACCAGTAGAACGTTTCATGCGACAATATTTAATACCATTACATGTAAACCCATCTTTATATAATTCTGTTCTGAGCTCCGCATTTGTCTTTACTGTCTTAGGTTCACCTTTTTTGTGGTACTGAGTTTGAATCTCTTTAATAACAGATTTATCTTTTTTGTCATAAATATTTACCTGCTTTTTAACAAATGGTTTTGGTACATCAATCGGATTTTCGATTTTTTCATTCGTCTTAATCCCAACGATTTCACCATTGCTATTTTTAGCAATACCGTCTTCAAATGAAATTTTTCTATAATCATATCCAAGTCTGACAAAAGTATTTTTATTCATTTGATTCCATTCTTTAACAGAATATTTGAATGTGAGATTAATTACATTTACAGAGTAGTCATGTTTTTTGATTCTAAATGAAAAATCATGTTTTCTGAATTTTCTATAGTAAATATCTTTTAACTCTATAAGATCTAAACTGTAATCAAGTGTATTAATAAATTTTCGTAAATTATACTGTCCATCTTTAAGTTTTAAATTATATCCTTCTGGATTTTCCTCAATGTAATGTGCTGACAAATAAATATCCTTTGCATCAATAGATGGTATGTAAATTCCTGTATTATCCAATAGTTATACCTCCATATTTAATCTAAATTCTCCCAAAATTCATCTTCAGAATCATATCCACCATAATCTAAGCTCTCTGCAAACTCGTGAGATGATTTTGTAGAAGCTTTGTAATAACATTGCTCCAATTCAGAACATTCTTCACATCTAAAATTGCTGTCAAATTCACATTTCGAAAGTTCATCTACGATTAATTCTTTCATTTCTTCAACATTGTTAAGATTATTATTCATAAAATTTACCTCCACCTATATATTCTCCGTTTAATACTTAAATTACGAGGCTTCCCTTCGTATGTTTTCATACGCAAACCCGTCATTGGTTGTATAATAAATATGCCTTATTCCAAGATCCTTAATTGCAGCCATACAACTAGGACATGGGCGTGACATTCCATATTCCTGATCACAACGACTTCTGTAAATATACAATTTTACTTTTGAGAAATTTATATCCAGATGACGGATAGAATTAAGACAATTAATTTCAGCATGAAGCTTTGCGGCAAAACACCATATGTTATTATTCTCTCTATATTTATTATAATGTTGTTGAATTGGATGCGTCTTGTTGGTATTATATCCAACCGCAACAACGTACCCTTGATATACTGCGATACATCCAATGTGAGTTTTGTGAAAATCAGAACAAGTTGATACGTTCTTTGCCTTGGTAAAATAATATTCATCAGTTCTCGTCATAGTATTCCACCATCGCACGATTACTTTCAACCGCATCATTTCCCATGTCGAAACAATCATAAGTATACTGATACAAGTTCATATATTTGTCCAATCGTCCATTGTTGTATAATTTTTCAACAAGTTTACAAATATCAGTCTTAATAGTCTTCTTTGTACTCTCAACATACTGCATTCCGATTTCCTGTGCATCAATCTTAAATCTGTCATCAATTGTATCCCAATGCAACCACATTGATACCTTATACTGGTCTAACTCATGGTCATGAATATATGTACATACCACATCATATTTGCCATCTGGTAGTGGGATAGTAATAGTGTAACCTTCATTCTTATAATTAAACATGTTCAATTCTCCTTTCTCTTGCCTCTGTGTTTTCTTTGCATCTTTGATCAAATTTCCAATCCGAGATAATATTCTCTACAATATGACCGTTGGTACAATCTGTATCAAAATCATACTCGGTAATATATCCTCCATAAGTATTATGGTTGGTTTTTGTAATATTTTGCATAATATAATTCATGTAATTGTTCATATAATAATTTTTGTTCTCCTTTTTGTTTGTTAAAATTTTTATTCATAATTTTTCAGCTCCTTTTAAGTGCTGTGTTAATTGGTTACATATGTTTATTCTCTGTTTGGATTATGATTTATTACCATTTTTTAATTCTCCAAAAGAATCTACTTCATAAATTTCAAGCATTTTAGAAATAGCCCATTCAATTTCTTGTTCATATCCTTGCTTATTTAACACATATATATTGGGAACATTTTTAGGTGGTTTCTTAGGATCTGGTTGGACGCTACCAACTTCTTTTTTGATTAAAAGAGGTTCTTTGTCTCCAATAGAAGAAGTGAGATAGTAAATACATTGATTGATAGTATCCTTGGACATAGATAAATCCTTTGACATAGTATCTATACTTCTGAAGAATGCTTCAGGCTTTTTTTGTGGTTCTGATAATAATTCATTTCCATTCTTATCTTTTTGTCTGATGAATATATAAGAATTAATGTATAGAAAAGCTACTAATATATTCTCTCTATTAATTGATGATTCATTCATCATAATAAAATCAAATTGTGATGAAGTGAGTTTTGAAAAATCTTTACCAAAATCAAAATTATCAGGAATTATTTTAATTTCAATACCAGTATCATATCCAATAGAATCAAGATCTTGTTTGACTTCAATCATTTTATTATTAATCATATATTCCAATACATCTAAAATTTCTTTGAATGCCTTTGGTTTATTGCGATGAGTTTTATATCCATAAAAGTCTAAAACTTTACGAATAGTGATCCAACTGTAGTCTTCATATGACCTATATTTGTCTATTAAAATATAAGTAATATAAAATTTCCTGCTTATACCAAATTTTGTTTTGATATTTCCTTGGATATAATCATTAGGGAAGCGTGTAAAATATTCAGTTTTTTGTTGCAATATAAATTCCTCCTTGTGTTATGATATTTTATTATTCTCTTTGCAGTAATTTTTATAGTTATGTTTAACGAGCGTTCAGTAGAGGTGCATTTTTGCACATGAATTTTTAAATTTTGAAAATATTCATGTGCATTTTGTCACATGAACTGAACTGAACTAAGATAAACAACATATTAAACAAGACAGACTATTCGTAATTTATTCGCTACGCTCATAAATTACTCTTTAAATTTTTAATTGATTATGTTTTGTATCTATCACTCTATCACTCTATATGATTATTCTCTTTTTTTATTCTCTAAGTTTACATATCCTTCTCTCAAACTATCCTCTACAGAGAATACTGGTAATTTATCATGATATTTTTCATATAATTCTTCGCTTGGTATTGTTGAGTAGCATTTTCCAATAGGAGTATCAACTGTACGTCTGTAATCCTTTACAATAGATTTATCTTCTTTGAATCTGTCTTCAATTTTGCCACAGATAGTGCAATAGCTGCTTAATGAAGTAATTAGATGTCCCTTTTTAATGCTTGAATTATATTGAATTAAACATTCTTCATATTGGTGTTTATGTTTTGATTTTTTCTTTGCTTTTGATACATTACTTTCTTTTTGTTTTAGATACTTTGGTATTTCTGCTGCATATGTGTTCATTATTAAAATCCTTTCTTTGAATGTCTTTATATGTTTCTGATTATATATTCTCTGTTTGGAATTTTATTTTTGTTATTTTTATGTGCGTATAGTGAGATATAATTGCTGATTTCTGTGTGGTTTTAATATACCCCCACTGATCATTAGTAATCATTAGAGTAAATTAAAGAAAATAGGGGTGATTTTCGATTTTAGGTTGTTAGGTATGCAATTTATCATTGAAGTGGTTTTGATTGAAATTTGAGTCTAATTTGTGCGATTTAGTCTAAGGATTCTGAGTTGGAAATTTTGATGTGTGCTGTTAACAATGAGTGCGATATGAGATATGTGATTTTATATTTTTTGAATTAGATTTGATTTGAAAGTTTATGTCACGATTATTGGATAGTTTTTGTGAAAACTGGTTATCGGTGAAAATGCTTATAAATAAGGAAGACATTGAAATTGTGGGTGTGGTTTTAGTGTGATGGGATTTTAAAAATTAAGGGTTGAAGTGTGTGAAATGATTGAAAAATAAGGGGTTTGACGATATAAGGTGCGATAAGTGTTTTGGGATGGGTGGAATTGTGATTTTGGTTGATTTTGTTGGGGATTTTGGATTTTTGATGATAAAATTTTGAAGTTGGTGTATAGATGAATCAGCTATCAGGCTTGCGCCTTTCCCAGTTCATGCTTTTAGTTTTTGCCACCCCTACACCATAAAACCACGGTATTTCTATATTTTTCCGTGAGTTATAGTTGATATATAACAAATAGTCTATCGAGTTATAAGAAAAAATTATAGCTAGCTATAATTTATAATGATATCGTATTTTTGAAATTTATGATTGACAATCACACATACATGTGATATTCTATGATTGTCAACAAGATAAGAAAATCACATGAACGGCAGTTCAAAAAAATTCAAAAAACTTGTTGACAATCACATGAAAGTGTGATACATTATAAACAAGTTAAGAAACAACGACTTGTAAAAAGGGGTATAAGTACCGCAAATACTTACACCCCTACATAGTGGATAGCATGAAAACACGCTAGCACCTAGCAATCTTATTCTAGCATGTTTCGCGCAACATTTCCACAATTTTTTTCAACTGCACAGGACAGCAATGTCTAGTAGGGTATCACACCCACGACAAGCAGTTATGACACCATCCGAAAAGTCCACAGCGCAAGCTGTCGATACTCTCGAAGGTGTCCGACCTTTGAAAAAAACAATATTCTAATTAACCGTTGTCCGGCTGAATAGGTTTCGGATAATAACAACTAGCTTTTTAACATTATACACGGCATGAGGTGATTTTAGCACAATGGCGAAAAAGAATATTTTATATAGGACTGTATCTATACGCTAGAAATCTGCTTGCAGATAAGCCAATTTGGTATGGATTACGCCGGAAGTGCCGAAATGAAATCCGGTTATTCACTAGCATTTTATCCGCAAGGATAGAACGCCCACAAGGTATGGGCAGGAAGGTTAGGAGGTCTGAAATAATGCTACCAGACTACACAAAAAGTCTGCCCGTTCCAAGTCGGGATGAAAGCAGAGGATTTCACAAAATAATTTTACGCACCTATGCGAAAAATAGGAGAAAGAGGTATATTATGGGTAGAAATCAGATCAATTTTTCAAAGATGACAGCAGAGGCACTTGCACAGGTTGAAGCATTCAAGACATCAGCAACAAATATTGCCATTGAAGATTTACGGTACAAAAAAGAGATAAAGCCACTTAACGCACAGCGTGACGCAATCCTTCAGACACGGGAAGACTATATCAAAAATGGCTTGTCTTTGGATGAAGCTATTACAAAGCATTCGACTCTTGAAGTGGATAAAGCTATCCGCAAGGCTGAGAATGAACACAAGGAAATAGTAGCACCATTACAGAAAGCCATGAAGGATACATATGTATTTATCCCGGATACAATGCATGACGCATATACTAAAAAAATCAACGAAGGTAAGCGTGGCGAATTTCTCAACGCTATCAAAGAATTTCTTGGCAATCTTGGCTTGGAATGTTCACAGGGACAGATCAACAAGTTTGCTGAGTCAATGTCTGATAAATTCGGTGCAAAATACGCTACATCTAAAAAGATTGTAGAAGATAGCACCTTCACAACCGCTATTAAAAAGAATCAGTTTAACAAGCTTTTCATGGCTGTATTCTGCGATGTAGTAATGAAGTAACCACTTGTCAACACGCAATAAATCCGCTATACTATAAATAAAAAAAGGCGGTGGAAGGATGGAAGAAATGACAGAGAAAGAAAGACGTGATACAAAAATGGCTACACTGTATGAACTTCGTTTACTTTTCACACAAGGCGAAAAAACAGAGTACACAAAAGAAGAAATTGTAGAATTGCTTGACACAATAGCAACAGCAAAAGAACAGGAATAGTGCATAGTTAAAGGGTACAAGGATATATAACTTTGTACCTTTTATAGTGTGCATTATATATTATCACAAATATCTTGCGTATCACACAATAATGTGATAAAATAGGAGGTGTTGAAGGAGGCATAGTTTAATATGATAGTATATACAAAATTAGAAAATCTATTGAAGGATAGAAATATGCAATGGAAATCATTGTGCGATGCTGGTATTTCTATAAATATGCCTGCTAAATTTTCAAAAAATAAACCAATGAACACGGATATTATAAACAAAGTCTGCGAATATCTCCATGTTCAACCATCCGAAATTATGGAATGGATACCAGATACAGAATACAATAAATCAATCGAAGAAAAGGCAAAACTTGAAGCACAAATAGCCGAACTTCAAGCGAAATTAAAGCAAATGTAATTGTGTTACTATGCCTAAAATAACACTATAACTACGCTTACAAGCACCCATCATCCGATAGGGTGCTATTTTTATACCCAAAATTCAAAAAAAAGGAGGTAAACACAATGCCAAAACGCACAGTAAAACACAATCATCTTGTATCAACTTATCCATGCAACAACGGATATGTAACAGAAACAGTCAACCGAAATGGTGAAACAATTCGCACAGCATTTGATACAAATTTGTACGATGCAGAACGGAGACACAATAACTATCTGCGTGATTTATAGAAAGGAGGCACATTATGCCATATCAAAAATATGGAGACTGGTATATTCCAGAATGTCACATCAGATTTCCCACAGGATCCGAAGCATGGGAATATATAAGCGAAAACGCAAACGAAGAGTAGAAAATGTCTGCTCTTATTTTTTTGAAATCAAAATAATCCAAATAGGAGAATAAAGGAAGGAAGTTGTTGAATATGTCATATATCATTACATTAAACGGAAACTACATCGGATCACAGGTAATGTCTAAGGAGGAAGTACGTAAAACAGAATCCGCAGGCTTTACAGTAATCGAAGCCAACAAGTAAAGGCAAAACGTAACTATACAGACTGTATCTGGATAGCTTATTCGGCGACAATAGGCACAACTACGGATGCGGTCTGTCAACTTTGAGAAGACAAAAAAGGAGGAATGCCCAAATGTTAAGGAATATAGAAAGAGCAGTAACATACTATTCTGTACATTATGCGATTAATAGCGTCGATGCTATGAAGCGATTTTACGAAGATAGAATCGGTGCAGAAGAGTTTGCAAGAGAAGTTCACGGAAAAGTGAAAACAAAATTTTTAGGATGGAAGAAGGTATCTTAATATATGAAACACACGGTATGTACACGGCGACTAAAAAACGGAACGCCTATATTAGTTGTGGATTTACGGAAATTAGGCGAAGCATTAGTATGTGCAGCAGTAATTATAATAATTATGCTTGCACCATCATTACTATAAGAAGGGAGGTTGTTGTTATGCCTACAACCACGATTAGAGATATTGAAGATGCATACAAAGACAAACAGGTAACACAGGAATGGTAGGAGGAAATGCAAAGCGACTGCAAATAAGTAGTCGCTTTTTTCATGCAAAATTTTAGAAAGAATGAGGTAAATATTATGTGTAAAAGAGTTTATTTGAAGGCAAAGGATGCAGAAAAGGAAATGCAGGAAGCACGGAAGGCAGATGGATTTATAGGCAAAACAGAAAAGGTGCTGATTGCAAATATGGTAAAGGCAGCACGGAATAATTCAAGAGTTGGAGACAAACTTCTTATGGTTGTCGATCCTAAATACATTCATATTCCAGATTGGCAGAGACGGATCAAGTTGTCAAGAGCCTATGAAATCGGTAACAATTATAATTCATACAAGTGGGATGAACCGAAGGTGTTACTTTGCAATGGATTACTTCTTTGTATTGACGGACAGCACAGAATCTATGGTGCATTCAAAGCAGGTAAAGAAGATGTGGTTGTAGAAGTAATGGAATGTAGTCTTGAAGAGGCAATTGAATTGTTCTTGAGTCAGTCAACAGACAGAGCGAAAATGCAACCGATGGATATTTACCATGCCGCACTTGCAGCAGGGAAACCAGAATATATTGCCTTACGTGATATTTGCCACAAACATAATGTAGCCGTTAAGGGAGATGATGAAACAGAAAATACAGTTGGCACATTAACATCAATTTCCGATGGAATTGGATTCACAAAGACAAAGCCAGAACTTCTCGATTCAATGCTTGGTTTACTTGGAAACCTTGGTTGGAACGGATACGCAGATTCATACAATGGAAAAGCATATACTGCAAAAATCATCCGTGCATTAAGAAGATTGTATGCATACTGTGAAGGAAGAGTAGATGAGATGGAACAGGCATTGATCGAACATTGCAACGGAACAGAATTTTTCGTCAATAATATCATGGATAAAACACAGGCACAGATTTTTGATTATCTATCTGAAATTGTTCGTTATGAAATGGAATCTCCATTCACAGAAAAGAAACGCAAAACAGTAAAGCGAAACACAAATGTAAAGGCAATCTAAAAGCGAATATACATACATAAGCTACGATAACGGCTATACGGTCTATTAAAACACACGGTATATATAAATAGGAAGGAAGTGATACACATGGCAAAAGTACCAGGAGTACCAACAAGAGAATTTAGGGCTGCATTAAAGGCAAATAATTTCCGATTGCAACGGAGTAACGGAGGGCATGAGATTTGGGAAAAAATAGTCACAGTTCATTGCTCATTCCCTAATCATGGAAAAGAAATCAACGGAGCATTAGCACAGCGTCTAAACAAAGAACTTGGATTAAATATGGAACGGTTTAGAAAATAGGAGGAATTAAAATGGTATATGATTTAATAATGGAAAGTGGAGAATACGCATTGATTCTTCGTGGCTCACGGATGAAAGAATATGCAGTTGTTAATGGACTTAATAAGTCAAAAGGAAGTTGGGCATGGACGTGTACTTATTACAACTTTGGTGAATTTTCTTCATTATCACAAGCCGAAGCGTTGGCGATGGCAGTTGATTATTTTAGATTGCGAACAGAGAGTAATTATATGGGACGCAATAGACTTGAAGAATTGGCAACACGATTTAAAGATTGCATAAACGGAGATGAGGATTTTGAAAATGTATTGGATGAAATGGATGATTGTGAAAAAGAATTTTTTGGAATAGGAAGCGAGGACAAGTAATATGACAGTTGGTGAATTAAAAAGAATGTTGGATGACTATGATGAAGATATGAAAATTGTCTTTCAACCATCGGGTGATATGTATGGAGAACGCATTGGATATATTGAAGAAGGCAAAGGCATAGCATCATTTAGAGGAAATGATTATAGAGCCTTAATTCTTACATCAGATGGACAGTGCGGATCTGTTTGTAATGAAGATGAACTAGATATCTAATGGAGGTGTAAATAAAATGAAAACATATTATATGACAGGCAATAATATTGGAATTGAAGTATTAGCACATAATGCACAGGAGGCTATGAAAAAGGCAGAAAGAACATTGTTACAGGGATTAGGTGGCGATATTGAATTTTGTAGCCAAGAAGATAAAAACGAATATGAAAGTTATGAAAGTGAGGAATGAGTATGGCAAAAGTACATTTTACTGTAACATGTATTGCTACATACGAATCAGAATTACCCATACCAAAGGATATAGCAAATGATAAAAATGCAGTTCTTGCATATATACATGAAAATTTAGAGAATGCGTGTATAGCTGATTTGCAGTGGTCTAATGATCTTGATCCAGATGAAGCAGTAATATTGGATGACATCAAGAATATAGATATGGAAACTAATATGTTTAGGGTGTATCACAGAAGTAAAACACATCCGCAATGGAAACCATGCTTATCAGAATCATTTACTACATTGAATGATGCATTAAAATACAAAGAAGAATGTGAGTCATGGAAATCATGCGATGTTCATGGAAATTTATTTGAATATAAAGTTGTAGAAATGCAATAAATGGATATTTCATAGGAGGATTTAAAATGGCTAAAGAAATTTATTTCACAACTATAAGCGGTAAACTTGTTAATAATTATGATATTGCAAAGGTAGCTATCATCAATGGTGATACCGTTGACGAATGTAATTTTGACGATGTACGAAAGTATGCAGTCACTTGCAAGGGAATTATTAAGGAAATTAATCCTTCGATTAAGGTGTGTTTACGAAATGGTGATAGGGTTACTGCAATTAAGTTGTATTATCTTAGACATCCTGGAATTGCATTGAAGGATGCAAGGAATGCTATTGATATGATTGAGGCAAAAATGAAAGTTAGAAGAGAGATTTAGCAACTAAATAAAATAACGCAACCGTAAAGGCAGTTAGGAGAATAAATACCTAGCTGCCTATTTTATTACAAGAAAGCGAGGTTGATTTTATGAGTACCTATTATGAATATCAGGATGTAGGCGTAATGATAGCACATAAACTTATGGCAATGGACGGATGGGAAGTATTCGGATACCATGCAGACCATAGCGATATGATGACAGATTATTACGATCCTGCTTATTGGAATGGAATTGCTACAAAAAATGGATATACATTAGTTGTAAATTGTAGTAGTGAAGCAAAACCAGAAGAAATACGCAAATACAATTATGATGGAACACTTCAGGATAGAAGTATTTCAGAAAAGATTGCAAAGCTTGAGCAGATGACAATGGAAAGAGGAGCAAGTGAACAGGAAGAAGAATCAGCAAAGAAAATGATTGAGAAGTTACGGAGTAAAGCAAGCGAAACTTCTGAAAAATATATTGTAACTGGTATCATTCCTGGACATATGGCAAATCCACCTAGAATGAATTGGCATATTGAAAAAGATGGTGTCTATGTAGCAAAGGGAAACGGAATCTTAAAGTTCGCTCATATTGATAACTATTATAGATATGAAGGTTACATGAAAGATATGCAGAATTTCAGAACCATGAAGCGAGAAGAATATAAAAAATCTTTGATAACAACTTATATGGGTAGATGGAATGATAATGAAGAAAGTGCAGCACGACAGGCAGATAGTCACATTGAATCAATGGAAAAAGATAAAGCACTCATGGATCAGTTCGAAGCATTTATCAATAAGATTGATACTACTTGTGGTGGAATGCTTGGAGAAGGAGATGGAGTTGTATATGAAAAAGTAAAAGTTACTGAATATAAAAAGGAAAACAAAGCTGTAGAAGTTGCAGATGGAAGTATTAAAGATGGTCAGTGTTTTATTGTAAAGACATCTTTCAATTATGGTCATAACAAAGGATATGTTTATAGAATCCATGAAACAGATTATAACGGAAAGAAAATGTATCATGCTTATAAGCTTAATGGAAAACTTACAAAAGAATGTACTGGAATGGCTAATCAGGCAAATCATTGGTACATTACAGATAATTTCATAAGATGGTTTGAAAAGGGAAGTCTTGCATGGTGTGAAATTCAAGAAGTCAAAACACCTTATGAGGTAGAAAAGGTTGTGAAGAAGGTTATTAAGTCTGAAACAAATAAGACAGAAGAAAAGGCAACCGAAACTGATGTAGATGTAAACAAATATATTTATGAAGTGACAGAAGATACAGATACACGAACAGGAGAAAGGATATATCTTGCAAAAGTAGTTGAGAAGTTAAGTCGTGAAGAATATATCAAGGTAAATCAGTACATTAAATCTCTGGGAGGTTATTATAGTAAATTCAAACATGCTTTCTTATTTAAAGAGAATCCGTGTGAGAAATTAAATGCAACCATCAAAGAGACAGAGAATAATACAGTGAATGATACAACAGAACAGATAGAAACACAAATCACATACACTGTAACAGAAGATGTACACACAAAGACAGGTGAAAAGTTATTTGTAGTAAAACCTGATACAGAGTTGTCAAAGTCGGACTTTGCAGATGTAAAGCGAAAGTTGGCAACATTACAGGGATTTTACAGTAGCTTTAAGAAGGGATTTATATTCAAATATGATCCAACTGAAAAGCTTAGTACAGTATAAAAAAGGTGGTTGAAATATACCACCTTTTATAGTGAAAGGAAATGGTAAATATGTTTACAGATAATAAAGATTTCTACCCAACACCACAAAATCTTATAGATAAAATGCTTGATGGTTTAGATTGGAAAATGATACACACAATTCTTGAACCATCAGCAGGTAAGGGAAATATTGTTGAAGCATTAAAGAAAAAGGAAAGTTTTAATAACAGATGGTACACAACAATTAAGTTAAATATTGACTGCATAGAGAATGATACTAACTTACGGGCGGTATTAAAGGAAAAGGATTTCAGAGTTGTACATGATGATTTTTTGACATACGACACAATGAAGGAATATGACTTAATTATTATGAATCCTCCGTTCTCAAATGGATGTAAACATCTGTTAAAAGCATTAGAAATGCAACAGAGAAATGGTGGTGCTGTTATTTGTCTACTTAATGCAGAGACATTGAAGAATGAATGCAACAATGAAAGAATAATGCTGAATAGAATGTTAGAAGAATACAATGCAGACATTCAGTATATTCAAGATGCTTTCATGGATGCAGAGAGAAAAACAAATGTTGAGATTGCATTGATAAAGGTAAAACTCCCAGATGTACAGAGAGATTCTTTTATCTTTGATAGCTTAGAGAAAGCCAAGGAACAGAGAGAATATACATATAATACAGAAAACACGCAACTTGCAGAAAATGACTTCTTAAAGGCAATTGTAGAACAGTATAAAATGGAAATTGAAGCAGGTGTGAAACTTATCAAAGAGTATTATGCAATGTCACCACATATTCTATATCAGTTTGGAAAAGACAAACAGACGGGACAGACAATACAGACTGGTGATTGTGTGTTAAATCTTAGTATTGGAAAGAATAGTGCATCAGTAAATGGATATATAAGAGAAATTCGTGGTAAGTATTGGTCAGCATTGTTTGATAATCCGAAGTTTATTGGTCAGCTCACAAATAATTTGCAGAGAGAATATTACAACAAAGTTGAAGAACTAAAAGATTATGAATTTTCATTGCACAATATATATGAGTTGAAAATTGATATGAGTAAGAAAGTCATAAAGGGAATTGAAGATACAATTATTTCACTCTTTGAAGAATTGAGTAATAAATATTCCTATTATGATGAATGCAGCAAGAACATTCATTATTTCAACGGATGGAAAACAAATAAAGCATGGATCATCAACAAAAAGGTAATCATTCCATTAAGAGGTTGGAGAGACTTAGAATACTCTTGGGGTGGATTTAAACCGACCGATTATGATGTTGTAAGCAAATTAAGAGATATTGAAAAGTGTTTCAATTATCTCGATGGTGGTTTGACAGAAGCAGTTGATTTACAACAGTCGCTAGAATTTGCTGAAGAATATGGAGAATCAAAAGATATTGTACTGAAGTATTTTAATGTGACTTTTTATAAGAAAGGAACTTGCCATATTACATTTACAAATGAAGAGCTGTTGAAAAAGTTCAATATATTTGGAGCACAACATAAAGGATGGCTGCCACCTTCATATGGAAAGAAAAAATATTCTGATATGACATCAGAAGAAAAGGCAGTCGTAAATGATTTTGAGGGTGAAGTTGAATACAACAAGGTAATGTGTAACACAAGCTATTATCTGGCAGATGCAAACAGTATGTTGATGTTAGATATGGCAGAATAAAGTCACAGGAAATTGTAATTTACAGTGAAATTTTAGAAAGGTAAAAGGTGAATATTTATGGTAGATACAAAGAAAACAAAAAGATTGCACATTGGTATGGCTTACACGTATGTAGGAGACACAGGAATTGATATTCCTATGGAATTATTAGAAGGTAAAACAGAGGAAGAACAGTTGGAAATTGCTTGTAAATATGCACAGGAACACATTGATGAAATTCCTGTTGCTACTAATGCAGAATATATTCCATATTCGGACAATTTTGAGATTGATGATATTGATTTTGAAGATAACGAACAGTAATACAGACAAAAGGAGATTAAAACTATGAGAGTAAATGAAGTAAGAAAAACAGAAACAATTGAGAAGTTAGTAAGAACAGAGTACATTGCAGAAGACGGCACAGTATTTAGAAGTGAAGAGGAATGCAAGAAATATGAGGAATCAGCATTATTTGCAATTAGTAAAGAGTTGAAGAGGCTTGATAATAAGGAAAATGGAGCTTCTGAATATGATATTTATGATGAATGTTCTGATGAATATCTGGTAGAGATTTTTAATGCAGAAACAGAAAGAGATATTGAGAATATCAGAAGATATGTATATCTTAAAGCTCTTTCAAATAGTTCATATGCAAGAAAGGAAGATGTTGATTTACCTAATATCACAGCAGGACATGAGGTAATTATCCATTGGAACTATGATGAAGACAGTTGTTGGACTATTGGAAATGGAAGTATTGATGCTTTCTGTGACTATATTAGAGATAATCTTATGAGTTTAATTACTCCAAAGGAGGAAAAATAATATGAATGGATATGAATTTAAAAGAGAAATTGAAAGAATTTTTAAGGTTGCACGAAACATGTGCCATAATGTAACAGATGATATGTTGGATGCAAACGGAGCTATCCATTACATGAACGGAAATGACAGTACACCGTTTGATTGGAATTGTAATAACAGATTATGTGAGTTTCTTATTTTCCATAAAAATGAGATGGGCTTTATCAAGGCATTCGTAAATAGTGACAACACAATTGATATGTACATCTATGAAACAGACGATGCTATGCAGCCGACTTATAAATTTACAGAGGAAATGGAGAACTTAAAAGCAAGAGATTTTGCAAAGGTAATGAACTACATTGCAGATGACAATCAGTTATGGGATAAGCCGATTGATGAACTTGATTGGGATGTTGATAGTTTAGAGTGTGATGAGATTGATTAGAAATAGAGAATATATTAAGGCAGATGCAAATAATTGTGTCTGCCTTTTGTAATGGAAGGAGAAAAATGACAATGAAAATTAAAGAATACAAATTATACAAGACAGCTAAAAAGACAGCAAAGGAAAACAACCTAGAATATGTCGATTCATTTGAAACTGGTAAGAGAAATATCTTGTTTGATTTCTCATTATTAGATAACACAGATAAATTAACAAATGAAGAGAAACAGTACATTAGAGAACACGCATTACGGAATTTACATGCTAGTGATTGTGAACAGTTCTATGGAAAAGAGTTTGATAATTTTACAGTTTGTAATGGTAGAGCATTATATTATCCACATAAAGTTTATGATGAACATGGTTGTGAACGCAGATATGTAATTATGCAGCTTGCAAAGATTATTCATGCAAGAGGAACACAAAAGAGTGTTTATGATGACTATGAAACAACGGAAATTAAATTGGATAGTGGTTATACAGAACCAGTAAGTGATTATGAAATATAGAATGGAGGTTGATTGATATGGTAGAAATTAAAATAGATAACACAGGCGATGGAACATGGTGGTTATATAACAGTCATCAAGGTTGGAAAGATTATTGTGGTTGTGAAAATTTTGATGAACAGGTTGTTCTTACAGGTAACAGAGATTTTACAGGATGTACGGAAGCAGAATGGTATCAGAAAGCGAAAGAGATTTTGGATGATATTGATTGCTATGACGAATATCCAACGGATGTATCTGATGAAGTGAACGCAAAATTAAAAGAAATGTATGATAAATGCAGATGTACAGAAGATATCCTCATTGATGCAATTAGACTTCTTTATCCAGAAGATACTTTTAAAACTGGAACAATTAGAGGATACAGTCAGGGCGATTGGCAAGATTACATTGTCAAGGGAGATGTGGACACGGATTTACTTGAAGCAATGTATTTTGGAAAGATCTCTGATATTACCGTAACAACGGACGAAGAAGAATTTGGAGATGTAATCACTCATGATGAACTATGGAGAGCAGAAAGAGAAGAGGGATTAAAAGAATTTTTCAGAAATCATTACGAACTTGATAAGAATGAAGAAATTCATATCTTACAGGCAGACGGATATAAGCAGGTAGTTGATTGGAAAGCAGTTGGATAAAATCCAAAGGAAAGAACTGTTTATTTAGAAAGTGAGGTAGTAAATATGACATATTATGAAACAAAAATAGGAAAGATTATTGAGGAAGAATTCGATTCACGAATGGGAAATGCAGTTATTTCCTATATCATGGATAAGGGAATTGAAAATGTAAAGGAAATTACTGACGAACAGATTGAAAAAATCGAAGGCAACGGATTAATGACAGCAGAATTTCTTCAGTCATTAATTAGATGTGCAAGAAGAATCTGTAACGAATGTGAGTGGATTGAACTGATTGAGTTCATTCGGTTGCATCTATGGTGTACTCCAACAGTACATGATGTGTGTTTGCATAGGGAAGATTTTACATATGGGACATTTGCAGAGTTTCTTAAAGATTTGAATCTTGATGAAAGCGAAGTGGGAAATGAAATTAAATTATTTGTAGTAGTTGATCAGGACTGCTTAAAGGAGAATTAATTATGAATGGAATGAATGTATTAAGAGTTGAATTAGTAAGAGAAATTGGCAATGTAAAAACATATAAAATTACATATGAGGAAAGCGAAAGCATTGAAACAAGACTTGTAGGTAGAACATTTAATTATGACGAAGACGCAGAAAACTTTCCAGAATCTGTATTAGATTTTGCAGAGAGTTGGATTTTAGGGGATTTATAAAGGAGAGTGATTAGTATGATGACAAGAGAAAGATTTGCAGAGACAAACTGGAAAATGAGTTATGAGGAATATCAGAAATGCGATTGCACTGAATGTAAAAAAGAAGAATGTCCACACAGAGGAGCATATAGAAGAGTACCTGAAATTGATGGTGGACTTGGTTTATGTCCTAATCTGAAGGGAGAGTGATTAGAATGTACAGAGTATATCAATTAACGGATGAAGAAAAAGATAAAATTGTGCGATGTCGTTGGGATGGAGATACACATTATTATGATGTATTTGAATCTCAAGAAGAGTGTGATGAAGAACAAAAACGATTAGACAAGATAGATGAGGAATATAGAAAAAAGAAAGCAGACTATTTAAAAAATCGCAAAGGAGCGTACTGATCATGGAATCTGTCGAGACAATGATATTAAAAGATGATGCAGAAAAGCAAATTGTATTAAATCGAGGACTTTTGATAAAAACATTTAGTGTAACTGTTTATAATAAAAAGACAAGAAAAGCAAGGGTTTATAGAAATAAAAGAATGATGTACAAATTGATAAAGGAATGTATATAGGGAAGGGATTTAATTATGCTATATAAAAATAGATATACAGATAAAGCGAAACAGAATGCATATATGAATGCTTGTGATTGTTTATATTTTGGATTTGGAAAGATTTTTTGGAATGATTGTGGATGTAATGATGATTCAGTATGGGATCAAGCAATGAGAGATATGCAAGATTTGTAAGGGAGAATAAATGAATAGCGATAGTTAAAGCAGAGATTTAATTATCTCTGCTTTTTCTAAATACATATAAAGGAGGGAAGTTAGTATGAAACCATACCAGAAATACGGTGACTTTTATGTTCCAGGTGAAGACATCAAGTTTCCAACAGAAGATGAAGCTTTGGAATACATAAGAGAGAACTACTAACAATGAGAGGCATCGGCTGTGACAGCAGCCGTGTAAGTCCTCAACTCCTTATATGAATTATAACATAAGATGGAAAGGAAGTGTATTAAAAATGAAATTAGATTTGATCATGGTTGACGAATGTGGTGATGAAGTGAAAATGAAAACATTTAATGTTGGAAATGACCTTGATGAAGATTATATGGAATTATGGAAAGATAGAAAAATAGAAAAGGCAAGAGAAAATTATCCTGAAGCTCAACGGTTTTATTTTGAACGACCATATTCAGATATGAGTTATGGTGAATTGTTAGCGTGTATGGATAATTAGAAAGGGAGGTTGAGTGACATGGATAAAGAAAAAGCATTAGCGAAATTACAAAAAGCAAAACAAGAAGCATTGGTTAATTCAACTGCAATTAAAGTTGGAAGATTAGAGCTTAATGAAGCAATGAAGGCGTTGAGAACGGTAATTGCTTTACAAAATGTTTTAAAAGATGAGTGATGAAATAGCAATTTTATTTTAAGATTGGATGGTGAATATATGACAGTATTATCTGAAATGCCTACTGGAATTGGTAGTAAATTTATTTTAGCAAAGTATAGCGATACTTTCTATGGTTATGGAACAGAAATGGATCATAAAAGTGCATGGGGACTTCCAGTAAATCAATGTGGAACTAAAGAAGAAGTTTTGGAAAATTGTTTGCGAATGATAGAAGTTAATAAAGAATATATACAGAAATATCAGAAAGAACTTGAAAAAGAGAAAGGGAAACCTGAAGGTTGGGAAAGACTTCTTTATTGTGAGCAGAAAGAACTTGAAATGCATACAGAGTTTGCAAGAATTTTAAAAGAAATGGAGTGATGATAATGGAAATTAAAAATGTTGTAAATAATGGAGTGCAGATTCCGAATGAATGCACTTGTATCTGGTGTGGATCAAAGATGCATCGTGGTGGCGTTAATAGGATGGGTGCAGGAGTTAATAGTTTTGCTCTATGGTGTAGTAATTGCGGAGCTGTAGTTGTACATGCTCGTGATTTTGGAAAGAAAATTACTGGTTACGAAGTAAAATGGGATGTGGAATAAGCAAGTAAACAAGAGTTTCAGTAGAAGAAAGGGACAATATTATGAATTATAGAATTAGTAAGAAGATTTATAAGAGAGCAGACTTTAAACTGAAGTCGTTCATTGCAACAAATCACGATAAACGCACGACATATGATATTGCGAAAGAAGAAAATATCCTTTCTGGCTTAGAACGTAGTATTTTTATTGCTAAACAGAATAAATGGATGAAACGAATAAACAATATTGTTGATGAATTAAAAGCAGAAGAACAAATCATGGATGAAGAAATGCAAAGATGAATGTAGGTGATATTTATGGAAAAAGCTCCAACACTAAAAGAATTATTGAGTAACCGAAAAGAAAGCCATGCAAATTCAATCATTGTTTCCACCAAGAACGATAAAGACTTGTTCAAAGGTGACGTATCTGAATTACCGAAAAAATTGTTAAATATTCAAATTTTCGCATGGGATAAAAGAGACGGAATATACATAACAATCGAGTAAAGTTTAGAAGAATGGAGAATCTTATGGATAACGGACTTTATCATATACAGGATAATAAAATTTATGAGATGTCACTAAATGAGCCTATGAAAAAAATTGGGGTTGTAGCAAGTGACGAAGCAATTATGAACATTATTGATACAGTCACAGAATATATGTACTGTAATTATGGCGATTGTTGCATGAAAAAAAATAACATGGGATGAATTGCAAATGGTTCGTAACGAAATCAAAGAAAATGCAATGAAAATGATTAAAACAAATTTGGACATGAAACGATGATTTCTTGACAGAATGACAGAATGGAGACTTAGAATATGACAAGAGAAAAAGCCACGAGAATTGCAAATGGATTTTTTAATGATATGAATCCTACTTTATGGAACGGAGAAGGTGATAAACCCGAAAGCTTTGATGAACGACCTTGGCAATGTAAAATAGTTGATGGTATAAATCTTGAAATTACTTTTGCTTATGATGAAGAAGATGGATGGCATCATTATTGCGATTTAGTTTATACCAAAGATAACAGTTCTTTTGACTTACTGAGTGGTTATGGAATTGATTCTAAACTAAATGTGATAGATACAGTAATGGATATCTGTAGAGACTATAAGTAAGTATTGGAATTGTGATTTAGATAGGAGTGATTGGAATGAATTATAAAATAGGTGATACAGTAAAAATATCTGTTTATGTAACAGAAAAATGGAGCAGATTAGTTACTTGTAAAATTACCAATAAGTATATAAGAAATAATACTACTTATTATTCTTTGCAAGAGATAAATGGAATTTATAGAGTAAGTAACGTAAAAGAAACCCGATTCATACTTGATTAACATGAAACGGAAATTTCAAAGTAAAAAAAGGAGAGTGATAATAATGGAAATATTACCAATAGAAGAACGTAAACAATATCATTGCTGGTTCTGTGGGACTAATAAATCGGTAAAATATAAAGGAAAAATTTTAAATCCTTGTCCTTGGTCAGATAATCGGTATCTTGATATTGTTATATGTAACAAATGTGCGTTATTGCATAAACATCATTTAAAATATTGGGATACAAAAAAATAATGCATAGCACATTTTAAAAGAATAAATAAGTGGTTGATTGATTCGACCTCTTATTTTTATGAAAGGGAGATGTTCAAATGCCAATATTTGATTTATCAGGTTGGAACGTAAAGATATGGAAATATAATTCACGGAACATTGAAGAACAATTACATAAGAAAAACACTTGGATCGCAAAGAATTACAAGCGATATCAAATTGAAGAAATTTATATAGATGGAGCATGGGCTATACAGTATAGGAGAAGAAAAGCAAATGGAATATGTGAACTGTGTTGTGGATGAACTTGGTACACCGATGTATCGAGTGTCGTATTTAGAACAGAAAGGTTGCTTGGAAGAGGTGTTAAATAATCATCCTGAATGGAGAGTTGTTTGTTTGTTGATAAATGGAGAGGAGTGATGAGTATGACAGGTGAAAAAATGAATACATTGTTAGGAATGAAATGGGATGATGTTTCTGAGATTGATAAGAAGGAATTATTGGCAAATGCAGTTGTGAATAACGGCATAACATCTGATCCAGTACAAAATGGTGAAGATGGTATTGTTGATTTGATTCATCCGTTATCAATTGCAGGACGTTTAAGTTTAGACGGAGAAACTATAGAAATTGATACTGATGCTGTAATATACAATAGCGAAGGGTATTCTTATATTAATAATGATGATTAAATCTTATATAACTTGCTTCTTTATAAATATTAAGGTATAATTAAATTAATTTAACCAATTTGGATCGAGGATAGCGAAAATCTATCTAAAATAAAATTGGAGGTATATAATATGAAAGAAATTTACGAACAGATTAAGCAAGAAGGAATTGATATTAGCAAAATAGTACAGAAAAAGGCAACGAAGTTGAAAAATAAATTGGTTGCAGACATTACATCACATAAAAGACAAGAAGTGCTAGAAGATTTACTGCAAATATCGTGTGTGGCTGATTGTGGAGAGTTGTCGGTCATCAATTATATATTAGACGATGACAATAATGACACTTGGGAAGAAACAGCGATTGTGTTTGCAAATGCAATAAATACGGTACAATAAAAATATTGATGAAGAGAAAGCGGTTATGTTATAATAAACATAACCGCTTTGTTAATTCACAATAAAAGAAAGGTGGTTATATTATGTTTAATACAATTATTTTATTGCACGGAGATGCAGTACTATCAAAGATGGAAATGAAAAAATTTAAAAAAGGAGACACCGTTATCAATGATTGGGCTGATGCTACAGAAGTCAAAAGATGGAAAATGAGTGAAAAAGATGAAGCTATTGCAGAGTTGGCAAGTAAAAAATGTACATACAAAAAAGGTATTGAACTCACATATATTGATGAGTGGGCTTTGGAATATTGTGAGTGTGACGAAGATGGTGAATTCGTAGAAGGTTCTGATTATGATATGGCAGATGAAGAGATAGATGATGAAGAGTGATGGAGGTATAATATGTGGAAAATATTTGTGATTGAGCATGATGGAAAGATTGCTGGTGTAAATTTAGCAGAGTACGAAACAGACGCTATTAGTGGCTTTAGTTTAGCAAAAGAGATACCCACGGAAGAAATGAGTATTTATGAACTGATAAGCAATTATGATATGACACTTGGAGAATTACTTAAATTATTGCATGATCCAGATATGCAATCATTATTTATATCTGTCAAAGATGAAGAAACAAGGGAAGATGTAAACGAAAAAGACTGCATGGATAAAATTGTACAGGATTATGAGGTTCAATATGACGATGTGATTCTTTATGTGTAAAGAGGAGGTTTATGGATATTATTTGCTTTAATAAAATGAACAAGGAGTGATAGTATGCAAAAGGAATACAAAGAAAAAGTAATTAGCTTGGAAGGTAATAGAAAACTTATAAATGCCTGCAAAAAGAACAATTTGCAGACTTTCAATCCACAAGGCAAATGGAACGGATACGGATATGAGAAACTTCCTATGGCGGTAAAGATTACATCGCTCACTGAAATGCGAAAATTCAACAAAATAAAAAGAGAACTAGAAGGATCGAGCGTTACAACAAAAAGAAAAACAGAAGAAGAAAAACAAACGGAGTGGATCAATAGACTGTGCAGGTTGACAGGTATAAGTGAAGATGATGCAAAAGAAATCGCAGAGGAAAAACTGGGATATAAATGGGATCAGATATCCATGTTAGAAGATCGCCAAGCCGAACGCTACAGTGTACAAAGGGAAAAACTGATCCGAAAACTAGAAAGGTCAAACCCACTTAGATATATCAAAAATAAGGAACATGCGATGGCAATATTAGAAGCAGGAAATAGACACACATGCACTGATTACGAGAAGAAATTGAAAGTTTTGCATGAATTAGAAAAAGAAGGATTTATTGAAAAGGGAGATGCAAAAGAGATTGCTAGAACTCAAAGCATGGGAAATATATTAAATAATATTAATGCTTGACAATTTTTAAATATAAATATATTATATACTTACATTCATAATTATGAATGAAATTTCTACTATTGTAGATTAAAGCGGTGCTTATTGGCACTAAACACGAAAAGCGGCTATTATTTTATAGTCGCTTTTTTAATGCAAAGAAATAGTAGAGAATATATAAATATGGTATAATTGGACTGAAGGAGGTTGATTTATATGGGAGTTTTAATTTTAGTTATTATTGTGATTGTTATTATTAGTTTAGCATTAAGTGATCCAGGAACAAGTTCAACAACGACAACAAAATATACACCACAACGTAAGTTCGGAGATGGAGCAAGTATGTATGATTTTAAAGATTATGTCAATGCAAAAGCAGATAAACATCTGAAAGAAATGGAAACTAAAAGAGAAAATAAATTTAGATAGAATAGAAAGGAAGGTTGATGGTTATGTTAGGAGCATTATTATATGGAGCAATGTCGGCAGTATGTGGACTTGGTAGAGCTGTTGATAACGAAAGAACTAAAATAAATACTACTCATGTAAATGAAAAGGGACAAACCGAGTATTACGATCGAAACTGTTGTCGATATATTAATAACGAAAAAGTGTACAAATGGACTGAACATGATAAATATGGAAACGCTCATGTATTGACAATTGGTATGAGTAGCGGTCATGTCTATAATGACACATGGGATAAAATAATGGCAGAAGACGAAAGAAAAACAAAAGAATCGTATGAGGATGCTATTAGAAGAGGTCAGTTGTCCTATATAGATTATAGTGATTACAGATTTGCTTGTAATTCTGGAATTACAAAAGAAATTAGTACAGGAAAAGTGATAAATTGTCTCGATGAAGTATATAATCTTACAACAAGAAAAACAGAATATAGAAAATGGTATGTAACAGAAGCTGCATTAAAAGAACATGGAAAATATGCATATAAGAATACCGCTAAAGGCGATTACGGAATTGTAATCACTAAAGAAGAATATTGGAAGCTAGGGGGTAAATGTGCATTTAATATGGCTCATACTCCAACAGATAGGATTGTGTGGGAAAAATTATATGGAATAGGAGGCGTACATGAATAAGGAACGTAGACGTAGTATTAATAATATCAAAGCAAATATAGCAAGATTACAGAAAGAAATTACAGATGTATCGTCAGAATTATCTATTGTATTAGATCAAGAGCAGGATGCATTCGATAATATGCCCGAAGGATTACAGAGCAGTATGCGAGGTATGGATTCGGAAGATGCGATTGACTTGATGGAAGAAGCTATTGATAGCTTGGATGATGCAATAAAATCATTAGGAGATATATTATAATGAAAGCAAAATATAAAGATAAGTTAGTGGAAATCATTGAATTAAAATCAACATCATTTGTTGATTATCTACAAAAGCAGAGTAAAACTGTTCCACTATTTTCTGTAGATTATATATGTGCAGTTAATAAAGAGTATCAAATATATAGATATGTTGATGTAAAAGCGAACAGAGTCAAATATGCATTGGAATATATAATTGATTATAATACAGCATATGCAATTATATGTGATACTAAGATTGATTTTGAGGATTTGGTGAAGTGGTTTGAAAGAGAAATATTAAAGATTGGAGAGTGATTGATATGATTATATTTAAAGAGAATAAGAAAACAGGATTACAGTGTGGAATTAATAATAATGGTGATTTATTTTTAGGTGACGATAGAAGTGGGTACAATTTGCCGGATACAGAAGAAAATAGAGAACGTGTGATAAGAGATTTTGATTTTTATAATAAATAGTAAATAATAGATTCATTGGAGGATAGTAAAAGGAGAATATTATAATGAGTGATATATATTTTACAAAGCCAGAACGACCATTTTTGTTAATTTATACGGATATAGATGATTCAGTTTCATACGCATGGTTAGAAACAGAGGATGAATTAAAAGAAGTAATAGAAGAAGTAAAATCTTATGGTTGTACTATTCAAGATGCATTGGAAATTGGATCAAGCAGAGATATTGAGTTTTAAAAACTAATGAATCCAAGTTTTCATGTGGAATGGAAAGGAGAATTATAATGTGTAAATATATCATAAAAAAAGAAAATGATATTAAATACTACAATAATGGTGCATGGGTATCAAAAGACAATGCGGAAAAATTTGATTGGTATAATGCAGAGAATACAGTAAGAGAATTGAAGCTTGACGGAATCAATGTAATTATCGAAAGCAAATAGTAGGAAATCTAAGTTTCATGCCAAGAAGGGAGTAATAATGGGTAGAAGTATTTATTTTACAAATAGAGAATTACAACAACTTAGAAATTATGTGTTTGAAGCAGTTGATATTTTAGGTGAAGCATCAGAAACATATGAACAGGTGGACAAAGATATGGAAAATGGACTAGGTTCTGCTTTGCGAAAATTGTACAAAGGATGCAATGGTGAGGTGAAATATGCAAAATATAAAACAAAACGAGATTCTTAATAGCAGGTAGACAATATAACAATTATGTTGGGAGTGAAATTTAACTTTCAGGAGGAGAGTTATGCCAATAGAAGAATGTAATGGAAATTGGAATTACATGTATGAATTTAAACTTTGTGGTAATTGGTATCCATGTCATGTCATCGAAGAAAAAGACACTGTTAGAAGGAGTGACGACAGAGTATGGATCTTTACGAGGAATGGAAGTATAACTACAGAGCGGAATGAAAATGTTAGAAAGATGAGTGAAGAACGGTATTTAAAACAGAGATCAGAGTACATGAGTTATCTTGGAGAATTTGCTTCTGATCGTGGATATCATGAAAATGCAGGGGAAGATTTAGCGCTATTTCATGACTTAGTAGAATTGTAAAAGAATATGGTATAGAAAAGGTAATGAATTTTACATTCATAACGGAGATTAAATATGTGAGTGTCGATTTCTTTGCAGAAATTAGTAGAAAGGTATAAATGGAGGATAAAAACCCCAATGCATCAACCTCAGAAATACTTGATTTACTTGGAAGATTGGAAGAGGTGGTATAAATGGAATGGACATGTCCTGTTTGTGGTAAAGAATTTGAGTATTTTGGTATTAAAGAGTTTGCATCAGCACCTAAAACTACGTTATTTGGTACATTTAAAATTAAAGACATTAATGTAAATATTAAGACCGTAGATAGGAAACTAAATAAACCAGTTTGCTCAGAAGAATGTAAGCAAAAGAATGAAAATCAATATTTTGTTGAAAAGTATAAGGGAAATAATATTTATTGCGTAAATGGTAGATATATGCCTTATCTTGAATGCGATTATTGGTATGATAGTATTGAAGGAGTTAGAAAAAGAATTGATAATCCACATTTAATTCCGGCTACGCCACAACTAATGCGTGGATTGCATACTGTAATGAGTGGTGAGCCTGGAAACTTATAATAAGAAATGACGAATTTTTAGAAGAAGTAATATAATGAAAGAATTGTTTCAATAGGACATTGAGTTGATCTGAAATTTGTTCACTGTGAATGAGTTTTGTAAAGGAGGAAATGAAAGATGAATAACGATATGAAGTATGGATACAATATCTGCGGACAGCGTTTAAATGAAGAAATTAACACTATGATTGATGAAGTCCATAATGCTTATATGAATAGTACGGATGAAAGTGCAAAAGAGAGACTAGATGCACAAATTAAAATATTATGGACAGTAAAAGATAAAATTGAAAATGCAATTTGTGATTGTCAATAAGTAAAATGAAAAATTGCTTTCAAGCGAAAGAGGTGAATAATAATGAATGAACGTGTCTTATATAATGCGCAAAAATCTGTTATTGAGGAAGTAAAACAAGAGTTGCTTAAAAAAGCAGAAACAGAAAGACAGAGAAATGTTATTAAAGAAGTATGCAGAGCTGTGGCTAGAAAACATAAATTTGATGATTTGAAAACCTGGTGAAACAGACATTTGGAGAATATAATGAAAGATTTATAAATATTAACGAAAAAGGAAAAATTAGAATTAGAAAGTATTATAGAAATTTTATTATCTGTTCATCTCGATTTTGAATCCGCTACAAATCCAGACGAAGATAATGATGATTTATGCCAAAATGTAAAGGAAGTAAGAGAACGCATGGAATATGATATGCGGTATTTAGAGAAGGCAGAAACTGTTTTGCGTAAAATTTTACTTTGTAAAGAATTTGATGAGTCTGTTTCTGTGCGTGATTTTGAATTATCTAAATAAAATGGATTCAAACTTTCAAAGGGAGGCAGAAGAATGCAACAAGGGATAAAAGAAAAAGATATTAGAGATATGCAAAGATGTTTTGAAAAAATGCGTTCTATTATGCTACGAATACAAGAATATAATCCTTATGCACATATTATGATAGTAGAATCTGATTCAATTACTCTTACAGGAATAGAAGATTTTGCGGTGAATAATGAAGTGGTTGCCAAAGAACTTATTCCTAAAATGGATACTGTGAATATGGCATAGGTAATTACAGATGAATGATTGTTTTCAAATGGAGGTAGAAAAAATGGAAAATAGAAACATAATTGAAACAGTAGTACATACAGCATTAACGAAAAGAGAGTTAATTGATTTGATTAACAAATCTTTTCCTGATGAAGAGGTTGGTAATTACGGACAGATAGCACAGCTTTCCACAACAACTATGTCGGATGGAACAAAAATGCAGAATGTTTGCTTTGGTAAGATACTAAAAGTTTAGTAACAAGATGAATGATTTACTTGGAAGATTAGAGGAAGTGATGTAAATGGACAGAAAACGAAATAATCCTACATGGTGTTGTGATCAAATTGAAGAGAAAATTAAAGATTATAAATTGTCCTTAACTGAAATTGATGATGACGAAGTTCGTAGACAGTTGGAAATCGTAATTGATGATCTGGAATCAATTTTATATGGATAGATTGGGAGAGATGATATAGTGAAAGAATTTAGAAATACTGACGAGATCACAAAAGAAGACCTTGAGAAAATGTATAACGCAATCGTTAAATTTGATAATTATATTTCATTAGTAACAAGGAAACCAACAGATGAAAACATTGAATTATATGAACATTGGATTGATTGCAGATATGATATAGAGAAATTAATTGTAACTGAAAGATAGGAGGCGATATAGTGACAAATATGACACTAAAAGAATTGATAGAATATGAAAGAGAATTATGTAACTTACAACAAGAATATGAAGGTAAACTTACTAAGATATACAGAGAGGCTGAATTCCTCAAATGAAAAGAGGAGACTAACAATTGTTTTGAATCTTATTATTGAAGAAAGACAGAAAGTAAATCGTCAAAAATATAAACCAGTGTAGTAAATGACGATTCCTTTTGAAAATTTGGAGATATAATTATGGAATATGGTGAATTATTAAAAGAAAAAGGATTTAGTTTAAATTCTTATCCAAAAGGAAAATTTTGGAAAAATGATTGTAACTGACATGATATATAAAAAATGAGAAAAGCAAAGGAGTAAATATGTCAGCAACCACAGTTATAAAAGAAATAATAAAGTCAAAAAATATATCACAAGCGGAACTTGCGGAAGCAACCAATACAACAAGGCAAAATTTAAGTAACAAAATGACAAGGGATAAATTTTCATCTCTTGAATTAGTGGAAATTGCGGATGCTCTGGAAATGAATCTGATTTTAAAAGATAAGGCAGAGGGAACGGAGTATATAATTGATTATCCAAACGAGTTAAAATATAAGCCAAAAAGAAAAAAAGAGTAACAGTAGAAGAAGGGGAAATTATATGAACCGACTAAAAGATATTATTATTAATGAAGATCTTATACAATATCTTGAAATTGTCCAAATATCCGATAGAAATAAATCTATTGTGAAAAATTATATGAATGGAATTAGTATGAATCATCTTGCAGTAATGAATAATATATCTTCTTCAAGAGTACGTATGATTATTTTAGATTATATAAGGCATAGTCATCTTATTAAAAGTGTAACGAATGATTTGAAACATTAGAAGCAGAAATTAAACCTGCTTCTTTTTTATTGTAAAAAAAACGAAAGGAGAGAATACATATATGAAAAATAATTGTAAAAACGGAAATCCGAAAAAGAAAAGCGAATTCATTTGTCTGTCGTGTGGTCGAATTATTATGGATGGAATTCAACGACCACGGCAGCGAGAAAAGGATCATATAAAAGATTTATTTTGTGTGTTTGAGGGTAAGGATGTAAAAAGCATCGAGGTTAGATGGTGCGATGATGTGAACGAAATAAGAGCGAAGATTCCAGAATTAAAGAGAGAATATGGATATAAATAGTAAGAAAGCGAGGTTGATGAAAATGGCTCAGATAAGAATTTATGCAACAAAGAAAAAAGGTAAAACTGAAGTACAGCCATTCTGGAATATGTCTGATATTAGGAATGTTGTGGAATGGTTTGAAAAGAATAATGAATGGGATGGATATCTTATTACATTATTGGAATTGCTTCTCGGTAGACGAATTGGCGATATAGTAATGATGAAGTGGTCGGATCTATATTATGAAAATGGAAATCGAAAGAGTGAGATTGATACTATTGAAGAACAGAAAACAGGAAAGATTACTAATCTTCCTGTGAGTAATATGGTATGGGAAGCAGTTGATAATTATTTGTCGCATACAGAAGTAGATCCAATGAAACATTACAATGATTATATTTTTGAATATGATCCTAAGACAACCTGGTTAAAGAGGGATGTTAATTCTATTATATATGGAAATGTAGAGATTTGGTGTGATGCATTACAAAAAGATTTTTCTGATAAAAGAAAAGAAAATATTACTTCAGCTTACAAAAAGCAGAAACAATATGAGACGATTGGTGAATATCTTCATTATGTTGTTGAGTATAACGATGTTGTAAAGTGGCAGACAGATGATTATAGAAAGAAATTAAAGAAAGCGGTAGAAGCAGCCAACATCCAATATGCCGTAAGTTCACATAGCTTGCGTAAGTCATTCGGCTACTGGATTCATAAAACACATCCATTTGATCCTGATTGTTTATTGTCATTACAGAAATTGTTTAACCATACAGATCTTCAGACTACAATGAACTATATTGGATTAACAGAAGAGAAAAATAGACAGTTGATTAACGATCATGGAGAGTTCATCCATAATGTACTTGCAGGTAAGGGAGATGAGATAGTTAAGAATATGCCAGTTATTTCATTAAAGTCGGATGATTTTGGAAGAATAATTCGTATGCTTACAGACGATGTTGATAAGTATCAAGCAGCAATTAATATGGCAAATGAGTTAAGGGTTATATAAAAAAGAGAATATGTAAAGGACGATGAGTTATTTATCATCGTCCTGATTTTTAGATAATAAGTAATGATATGTCAACAGTCTTGTTACTTGTGGATCTTCCGATACAAGTATTTCATTAGGGGAACAATCAAGAACTTTACATATTGATTCAAGTGTTTTAAGCTTAATTGCAGTAGATTCTCCTTTGTAAATCTTGTCGATTGTTGGATATGTTACGTCAATTTTTTTGGCTAACTCATATCGTGACATATTTTTTTCTTTCAGTTTATTTTGTATAGATAGTTTCATATTAACAAACCTCCTTTGTACATACAATACCATATATATTTAAAAAAATAAATATAAAAAATATTTATAATAATACTTGACAATATATATAGTATTGTATATAATACAAAACATAGAAAGCAAAAGAGAAAGGAGGATGCTTATGGATATTAGAAGATATGATATTGTTCAAGCTGATTTAGGGAAAACAATTGGATCAGAGCAGGGAGGTGTAAGACCTGTGCTTGTTATACAGAATGACATGGGTAATATTTATAGTTCTTGTACTATAATTATGCCATTAAGCTCAAAATTAAAATCACTTGAAATGCCAACACATACTATTATCCATAAGGATACCGACAACGGACTTAAAACAGATTCAATCGTATTAGGTGAGCAGATGAGAGTGATTAGTAATCAACGAATTATACGAAAGCTTGGTTCTGTTACTGACAATGAGACACGATCTGCAATTAAGAAAGTTTATGAAGCAAATTTTGGAGAATGATAAAGGAGTGACAAATATGGAATTTGTAAAAATGACTATTGATGAGGCAAAAAAAATTGCAAAGAAAAATGCAACAGTTCTCGTTGCCGTAAGAGATTTGGAGCAGGAAGATTGTAATGAAGAATTTACCTCACAAATGTTTGTTGATTGCTCAGATATGTTTGAGAAGGCAAAGACAATTGCTCAAATTGCCGATGATTTATTGAATCAGGTTCGTGTTTTTACTGAATATCAGCCTGATCCGATTAATTATATCCCAAAAGGGAAACTTGGAACAATACTTTTCCAGAAGTCAAGACATAATGATTTAGAATAACAAAAGTTGCATGAATTAGAAATTTTTGTCAAAATCTTGACAAAAGCAAACATATGTTCTATCATTGTTCGTGTACGGAAAATAAAAAATGCAGTCAAGATTAAGTTTGGCGACTCCTTGACTGCATCAACACACGGTATATACTAGATACACCTATATAATATTACATATTTTTATCCAGAAAGTCAATACTTTCTAATTCGTAGTATCTTTTATATTCCATTATCAAAACTAAATAAAGGAGTGATGAAATGGCACAGTATGTTATTACTGATGGCACTCGATGGATTATGCGAGACAGGCATGGTAGATATGTCCCAACGTCTTGTGAGGCTCTTGCTGACGTTTTTTCCAATAAACAGGCAACAGGAATCTTCCAAAGTAATTTGTCTAAAGCGTTGAAATCGGTATTTCGTGTGCAGAAGATTGATGAGCCTCCAAAGCTAATTAAGCAGATATCACAGGAAACAGTGCAAGAAAATACCGAAAAGGTATCGACTGCCGAGAATGTGCAACGTTGGATTGACAAAATTGAGGGGTTAAATGGACTTGCGACTGAAGCATTACATAGAAAAGATGAATTGGTTCAACAATTAAGTAAGGTTGACCAGGAATTATCTGATGTGAATCATTACATAGAGTTCTGTAATTTGAATGCAGCACAAGGCTATAAAGCATACAAGATGATTAAAGATAGGAGAATAAAACGGAGAAGTATTAAAAATGAGTTACAGGTTGTTGATATTATCTTGAGTAAAAAAATATGCGAAACCGCAACAGATGAAATTCAAAAAGCTATTGCTGGAATGGATCAGCGTACATATGAACCACGAGTCTTGAATGAGTTATTCAATTTTTAAAGGAGGTATTGAATTATGGTTTTATGCAACAATTGCCAAGTTATGATGATTCCTACAATGTCGTTTTCACATAACGGCAATAAAAAATATTGTAGATGTCCTCGTTGTTATGCTGAGACAAAGAAGCAGCGTTTGGATAGAAATGAATTGTCTTTTGGAGAATATCTGAATAAAGCAGTTAAACGAAAATAAATTTAGGGTAGGTGTATTGAATGAAAGAAGAAATATTACGTGATAAATTACAAAATCTTTCTGTAGAGCAATTGGGGTGGATTAATGAATATTGTGATAACAATATGTCGAAGTTAAAAAAGATCAGTTATAACGCATTCTTTAGATATGGTATTCCAGAACATGAACATGATGAGTTATATGATGACGCAATGAATGTTTTAATGGAGAGCGTTGTAACCTTTGATTCATCTCAGGGAGCAAATTTTAATACCTATTTAACCAATAACATTAAAAAGTCGGTTATAGATTGGTATAGAGACAATTATCAACGAGGTAAAAGAAGAAATTTGCTAACTGATAAAAATGGGAGGATAGTGAAGGTTGATAAAGATGGGAATATCACAAGTGATCAAAAAGGGAAACCGCTTATTATTCCAAACAGCTCATTTGATGCACCTGATGACGATGATAATAGTTTGGCTGATAAACTTGCATCAGATTTCAATGTCGAACACGAAAGTGAATTTGATTTTGAAATAGAACAAAAAGTGGAAGATTTTTTGGACACATTACCAAAAGTTCAAAAGAATATTTTACTTTTATTGAGACAACACGAAAGTAAGGAATATATCAAACAGCAATTAAGTATTTCTGACAGAGAATATAATAGTGCAATTAAGTCAATTAACATGAATAAAGGACTTTCTGCATTTTCAGAGAATAAAAATGATGGAAATTATGAATTGGAGGTAACGGATATGGCAGACAGAATTATTGAAATTGGTGAATCAGAGAATTACAGAATGGACAAGTACAGTATGTACGCATTATTACAGGACAAGAAAAACGGAGATATGAACTGTAATTACATTTTGCAGCGTGAACCTTTTCAGTGGAATAAAGAAGAAGCAAATAGATATTTTTGTCGGATTCTTAGCAATCTTCCAATTCCTGAGATTATTCTTTGTGAACAAAAGAAGAAAGGATTAACAATTTCTCATCTAATTGATGGTTTACAAAGACTTTCATATGCTGAAGCATTTAAGGAAAATCGTATTAAAATTGGTTCGGCAGGAGCAGAAAGACATTTAATCCAGTATAGAGATTATGTTTTAGATGAAAATGGTAATCGTGTATTAGATGAAGACGGACTTCCTGAATACGAAATGAAAGTGTTCGATGTGATTGGAAAGTATTATAAGGATTTGCCAAATGAACTGAAAAAGAGATTTAATAATTTTAATATTAATGTAACTAAGTTCTTTGATTGTACAGACGAACAAATCGCAGATCATATTCGTGATTACAATAATCATGCAAGTATGAACAAGGAACAGAGTGGCTTGCTTAATGTATCTGCTGATATTGCCGTACATATTAAGGAGATTTCACAGAAAAATTCTTTCTTCAAGAATTGTGGTAAGTTTACAGATAATAATTCAATCAAGGGAAAACGTGAAAGAGTTGTTGTTGAATCACTTATGTTGTTGTTTTTCCGTGAATCATGGAAAGCAAACCTGGATTCAATTTATAAGTTTGTTAATGAGAATGCATCGGAACAGCAGTTTATGAAACTTAATTCACAGTTCAACAGACTGGAATTAGCATTAGGCGATAATAATAAAAAATTATCAGAGGTATTATTTACTCCAACTACGATGCCAATGTGGATTGCAGTGTTTGATAAATTTACTACATATAATATGGAAGATTCTCGTTTTGTTGACTTTTTAAATGCTTACAACACAGAACTCAGGGATAAAGATATCAACGGTGTATCAATGGCAGACTTTAAAGATCAGCAGACAAAGAAAAAGACAACTATTACAGGCAAGATTGATTTACTTGTACAGCTTATGAACGAATTTTTACATATCGAACAGACAACGGAGAATAAGGAAGTAGAAGATAACACCACAGTAGCTTCTGAAAAGGATTTTGTACATAGTGTAATTGAGGCAGATATTACAGACGAAGATATGGAGGATTATAAGGATTATATTGAAGATACAGTAAGAATGTCATCTCCGTTATACCATCAGGCATATCCTGCATTGTTGGCAATGGCTGCATATGTGTATAGCTGCGATAAAGATGATGAGTTTAATAAGTTTATTGACGGATATGCTAATAATACATATGAATTTACGACCAATCAGAAGGTTAATTACAATCAGATGAAAGAAGCTTTTCAGGAGTGGCTCAAAACAAAGGAGGTGGCTGCGTAATGCCGGATATTAGTATGTGCTTTGGCAAGGATTGTGGCAGAAGAGAACATTGCTATAGGTATATGGCAAAACCAAACCAAGTTCAAACATATAGTGATCTGGAACATGATTGTAAAATACACAATTATTGTAATCAATTGGAGTTTAAAAATAATTGTGAGGTGTTGCATTAAATGACAAGATTGATTCCATATCAAGGTTATGTTGTTCCACAGGAATTTTTTACTACATGTAATAAGTGTTATGAACGTAATATATATCAAGTTCAAGATACAGAGCTGGATGAAAATACAAATAAAAGATATTTACAATGCAATATTTGTAATGCAAAAATATATGTAAATCTGCGAAGTATATGTCTTTGTTGATAGCAATAACAGGAATTATATTTCGTAGCATCATCTATCTTGTATACATAGTCAGTTCTGACATTCTAATATCTTGTATCTTATAACTCGATATATAATTCCTGATTATATAGATAGCATAAAAATGAAAGGTGGTGAGAATATGGGTATTGGATGTAGACCGATTGGTAAGTTCAAGAGTGAAATGGTTAAGATTGAAAATAAGATTGCCAAGGAAAAGGCAGCACATGTTGTAAAGAAGAACAATAAGAAGGGAGAATAATTGTATGAATAAGAAAACAGTTACATATCAGTTACACACAAGACGGTTGGATCGTGAGGTCGCACGTCATAAAATGAAGAAAGCTGGCGTTATTTAGCTCAATAAGGACAAAGGAAATGGTAGTTTCTTTGCACGTCATTGGCGTGAGTATGTATAACAAATATGATGGACTTGCAATATAGTAAGTTCATCTATAATGGGCTGTGGTGAAGCGGTCAACACAACAGATTTTGATCCTGTCATTCGTGGGTTCAAGTCCCACCAGCCTAGTTATGTGCCATTAGCTCAGTTGGTAGAGCACTCGACTTTTAATCGAGTTGTCACGAGTTCGAATCTCGTATGGCACATTATTTATTATATAGGAGGTGTTTGAAAATGAAAACAATAGATAACAAGTTTGAAATTGGTGAAGAATGTTATACCTATGCAAGAGAAAATTTAGCCATTATTTGTCCGATTTGTAAAGGAACTAAAAAGATTTTTTACAATAGTTATGAAATTCCATGTAAACAGTGTGATGATTCAGGCAAAATTGTAGGAAAGCAGACAGTGGTTGCTCCACATAAGGTTAGAATCAGAAGAATTATTGCTAATATTTGGAATGATGCCATCACAATTAAGTATAAGATTGATGCTGTTGATGATTACATCAATGTAAGAAATAGAGGAGAAAGTTCTTTATTTAAGACATTGGAAGAATGTGAGCAGAAGTGTAAAGAAATTAATCAGGGTGAGAGTAGTATATTATAAAAAGAAAGGAAAACGAAAAATGTTATTAAAAGAATGGAAAACAAAGCCCTTTAACAATGGTTTGTATCTTTTGGGCAAACAAAATTTAGATGAATTTAATGGAATAAGAATGTGGCATGATAAGGATATTCCTAAACAAGATAAATTAGTTTGTGTGTATAACACAGAAACGGATAGAGTTAGTGATAAGTCAGTATATATTGATGTTGATGGAAGAGAATATATTAAAAATAAAAATGAAAAATGTTATCTTGACGAGTTTAAATGCATAAATAATCAATCGGCAGGTTGCTAGGAAAATTCTCTTTCTTTGGATTGCGAGGTGAAAACTATGAGATGGAAACAGATAGTACAAAAGAAACCTTATCATGGAGACTTAAGATATTCTACTGTATTTGCATGGATGCCAATTAGATGTGAGAATGGTGACTGTGCATGGTTAGAAAAAGTAAATTTGGTTGAAGAATACAGGATTGATCCAACGGGGCATTGGATTAATAAGAAATTTGAGTAGCAAGAAAGTTCGATTTCTTTGGAAAATGAAAGGAGTATTTAATAATGACGGTTAAATATATTTTAGAAAATATTTTTGGCAAAGATATTAAGTGGCATTGCAAAAATCTTAATAATAAAGCAATGATCGAATTTAATGTCGCTTCTCCATTTCAGCCATTCGCTGAACCAATTATTGATATAAAAGAAATGATTGTTGATACAAAATATTTGTTTAACACTCATCGAGACTATAAAACAGATAAAATAAAAATTGTTTGTTTAATAAATTCATGCGAAGAAGGCGATCAAAATCAATGGATGAGTGTGAAAGATGTAATAGAAAAACTCAAACAATTCGATGAAGATTTAGACTTGTGTAATGTGGATAAACAATATGTAAATGGATGGATACCTGCAATTATAAATGTTTATGACGAAGATCCTGAGTATGCATATGAATGTGAAAAAAAGAATATTCCAAACAATTTTATTAGTGGAATAACATTCTTTTTATCATAAAACAGCACAAGAAAACTTCGTTTCATGCGAAATTAAGAAAGGAGACAATATGTTAAATATAGGAGATTATGTAGCACAGATTAACAAAGATTCATCTGGTGTATGGAAGTTATATAAGGATAAGATAAATAAAATCACTACAACAAAGAAATATGGTAGAAGATATTTTACCAAGACAGTGTTTCGACCATTAGATGCAGATGATGTAGATAATAATACAAAAGACATGGAAGAGTCGATTGGTAAAGGATATATCATCACAAGAGAAGTGTTTGGATTAAATGATAAGACAAGAGCATATGCTGAAAGATGGATAAAATGGGCTAATGAAAACCCAGATAAGGCAACTGGTTTGATATAAACGGAGAATATAACAGTAGAAACAATTAAAAAAAATAAATATAAGAAAGAAGAGGTACAAAACATGGATGGATTTATGATGTTTAAGAAGGCTTTACAGAAGCACTTCGATGAAATGCAGAAAGAGGCAACACATTTATTTGAGGTAAATGTAGATAAGGATGAATTATGG